TTCACTGTACATCTCAAAGGTTTCCGCATTCCTGGTATTGATTATTCTCGTATGTACGATAATTCTGGAAAGGTTGTTGTAGATGGTAATGCATTAGGTGATCAGGTTACCAACGGCAGTTGCTCATATGATATTGCTGGTTTTGGCACACCAGTGTTAATGCAAAGACAAGATGTTATAGATCAACTTTTATCATACGCATATGCTGAGCGTGAAAGTATTATTAAGACTATTGACGCAATGTCTGAAATGACTGATGATGAGAAGAAGAAGGCTGTTAAAAATTTCTATTCTTCTCAAAACGGTGCTAAATTCTCATCATTGCTTGGAATATGGCCTATGACTGAAAGCGGTGTTAGATCATATTTATCGTTTAATAATGAAAAACTAACTCCTAAAAAAGCTCTCGAAAGAGCAGATGAAAACTTCTTTGCACCAACAGCTGGCAATAAACCAATGACAGAGCGTGCTGCCAATGACTATCGTAGAACTTTAATTGAGCTGAATTTACAAAGGCGTTTAGATGTTATGATGGAAAACTTACAACATCGTGGTCTTATTGCAAAAGATTCAGATGGTTATTTAGTAAACAAAGGTCTTCCAGCAGATGCTATTGAATTTATAGCGAAGTCACTACTTAGAAAACAAAACAAACTCGATGCTACAGGAAACGCTATAGACCAGAACACAATGCGTATGGCAATACATACTGCAATCGGACTGTTTGCAAACGACATGATGGTTAAATCTATCATGTCAGTACAAGAAACCGAACGTATTTATGCAGCAAACCCTGCGTATTTCAAATGGAAGTACGATGAGAATACTGGTGAACTATCTGATCGTACTGTAGATGAGCTTAAACGTGCTGGTGGTTTCGTATCTACTGGTATAAACAACTTTATGGAACTTACTAACATTCCTCAACACTGGCTTGATAAGGATGGTTAGTTTACAGGTGAATATCGTTGTTGTGAGATTAAAGATGAAGAAGTGGCATCTCCTCAAATAGAGGATATTAAAACACTAATGACAACGTCTGCTCGTGTACAAGCGTTACGTGAACATTATCTAAAACAACAGAAGTCTAATTATGAAAAGCGCATACTTAAGATGAAACGTGACGAACGCCCTGACGAAGATGAGCAGTTATATGAGCGTGAACGCATTGCATAGGATGTTGAAAATAAACTCGCTACGATGAGTGATGACAGCGTTAAGCGAGAGCTTAAGTCATTAGGTATGTTGGATATTATAGACAAGAAGTCGAAAGCTGCGTATAATAGTTATACAGGAGGCATTGATGTAAATGACGGTGCTGCATATATAACAGACGATATGTGTGAGATGCTTTTACGAATGGTTGGTTCGTATTCGTCAGAGGTGTCCGAAGCGTTTAAAATATTACGATCTACGTCTGTTAAAGATATGCGTTAGATTGCAGATGCATATACTAAGGTCATAACAACTGTCATCGGTACATAGAAATATACAGCCTATGGTCGTAGGTAGGATTCTACTGGAAATATTGTAGATTATTATCACAAATATGCGCTGTTCCCAATATTCCCAATGCTTGCAACTGGTAAATTAGGAAACATCTATAATATGATGAAAACTAATAATACCGACATGGTATTGATTAGCTCTGCTGTAAAAGTAGGAAGCCAAGGTGCTGTAGCTAATCCTAAATGGGATGATTATCGTCAAGATGATGATAAAGATAACAAGGCTAATTACAACAAAGACGGTTCGTTAAAGCCATTGTTTTCAGAATCATTTAAAGTCAACCCGTATTCTGTATCGTTTGAATATCTTCGTAAACAGTTAAATACTGATCCGAATGAGAAAAAGTATATGAATATTGGTACTCAAACTACTAAGATCGCATTGACAAATCTAAATCTCCATGCACAATATTTAACAAGAAGTGGTGAAGTTAGATCTGGTTGGTAGATACATGACGATATCATGCAATCTATGAATGCTCTTAGTAATATCGGAAGAGATTAGTTACGAAGCCAATACTTCTTAACAAATGACAAATGGTAGTTTGTTGATGAGAACGGAAATGTTGTAGATAAGCCTGTTGTAGATCCAGTTAAGTACTAGAGTGCATTAAAACGAATCCTTGGCTCTGATAAAATAAGCTTGAATTTAGCTTAGGCACTTCAGCTTGTTCCATATAAAGATGGTAAAGGTAAAACTCGTTACAGGCTCAATATGCCTTTAGATGCTGTACAATCATCTAATTTCTTAGAGTCTAAGATTATATCTAGCATAAATAAATCTGTTATTGATACTAAAACACCTGGTGCGGCATTTATTCAACGATCCGTGTGGGGCATGGAAGGCTCTACGTTATATGATAGTCGTAAAGGCAATATTGTAGGTGACGATGATATTGCTCCGTCTATAAATGGTGGTAACAGCCTTCAGATGGTTAATGAAGAGGGCTCTATGGACTGTGTATTATCAGTAGATTTCTTTACAAAAATTCTTGGTGACTTGTTCAATTATACAACTGGTGGCGATTATATACTCGATAGATTTGGAGAGCGTATACCAGTAACCAGAATATATGAAGGCAAGACTTTGTATAAAGTTAAATCTGCAGACATGTTTAACGAAGGTAAGTTCGTAGAAACATGGGTTGATGACATAGACAATCTTCCTGATGGTACTGAGGTACTTTACAAGAAAAATAAAACAGAACACCATACACGTAGTTTTGATGAAGTTCGTCAATACTTGATAGATCAAGGTATGATTGGTCCTAAAGCTAAAGCTAACATTCTAGCTTATCGTATTCCTACACAGGCTCAATCATCGATCCACGCATTAAGATGCGTTGATATATTGCCTGTTGTTAACGATACTGTAATGCTACCTGCAGAGTTTACTCGAATTACAGGATCTGACTTTGATATTGACAAACTATATTTAACAGCTCTTAATTATCATAATAGAAAAGATGGTGGTGTATCTGATGTATACGATGAGGGTACTGAAAAATATTATCAAAACAAGATTGTAGATGCATATCTCGCATTGTTGACAGATAGAGCTGACGAGAATTCAAAACCAAGATCGTTTATATCATTACACCGTTCTATTGATAACGATACACAGTTGGCATTTGACGCATTAAACGAAATTGGTACAACAGATTCTACCAAGACTGAACAACCATATCAATTCTATGATCTTACTACTCAGACTAGTGTCAAGAACAGTTATATAACTGGTAAAATCGGTATTGGTCCGTTTGCATTGAACAACAATAATCACATCTTGACATGGCTATATCATGTTAGCTTTAAACCAACTAAGAGTTCAATCATGACATAGTTTGGCTTGAATAATCTTGATAATATGACAGATGTAGATGGTGATTCTATAATGGGTTGGTTGTCTGCATTTATTAATGGACACGTAGATATTGCTAAAGATGCGTGGGTTTCTCGTTGTAATGTAAACCCGTTCACATACAATTTAACAAACTTGTTACTACGTACTGGTTGGGGTAAGAATACAATATTCTTTTTACGACAACCTATTATGATGGCAATGGCTGATGCGTATATGAACGCTAGTTCTGAATATATGTCAGACGGAACATCGAAGTTCAGACGTCAACAACAAGCTATAGACAATGTTGTGTTTGGAGAAGATAGTAAATATCATCTTGAAACTGTTGTAGTTAGTGGTAGTACTGTAGCACAATGGTTAGAGGTTTTTGAAAGCAACGATCCTGAAATAGCTTAGCTTAAAAAGGGTCTCAATGAAGACTTGAAAAAGATACTGACTCGTGAAAATATGCTAGCTTAGGCTAAAACATCTCTTGGCAAAATGGGCGATATATAGTTTCAAGCAGCTGTCTATCTTGCATACAAACAGTTCGATAAATACGCAAATGCATTGTCAAATCTAGTAAAGTATTGTAAGATTGATACTAAGAAACAGGGTAAGAGCGTGACAGAACAACTTGTTTGGTATGAAGGATACGACGATTTGTTTAATAATGGTGAAACCGGTGCGTTGTTTAACAGAGCGTCTCTTTTAAAGCTTAGAGATGAAAGCTATGTAGGTGTTAAGACTGAAAATGCTATCAATGCTACAAAACATATTATTGGAGGCCAATTCTTCAGTGGTTCACATTAGTTTATCAAAGCTATTGAAAATTTAAGTAAGCTCGTCGGTAACGAACATCGTTACGAAACTGTTAGTTTTGTCGAAGCAGCTACAAAAGCTATTAGTGCATCGATTAAATCAGAATACTTTAATTATTATGTCAATAAGCTATTTGGTGATTCTACATACGTAAGAGATCTTGTTAATGGCAGTTCAGAGCAGCATAACGTAAGATATCATTATGATAAAAGGGCCCCTTATATCGAGGTTGATGAAGATATGATTTATCCATTGAGAACGTATATTGGTAAACCGATAAATATTTCATGGAAGACCAAAAGTGGTTCTCAAATGAAAGCATATCCGAACGTTATCGTTGCTATTAGTGGTAATAAAGTATATCTTCAGAAGGAGATATAGTTCAATAGTAAAGGTAGAAGATCACATCTTACTGTTGATGCTAATATAGATGTACAATTTACTCAAGGTAATAATACAATATATGACCGCATAGGAGCTCTTAAGACTCTTATTGAGAACAACAGTGCTCTTGCAGATCTTAAAGGTAATATATTGTTGCGTGATATAATATTAGCTGCAACATAGAAGTATACTCCATCTCATAAACGCATTGCTGGAGAAGCATCTGATACGTATGATGATCTTAAGTTCATTAAGCTTGAAACATTCTTTGAAGATAATGGAGATAAGACTGATCAGTATATTAGAGCATGGGATTCATTGTTGAGATATACTAATGATAATGAAAGATTGTAGAATGCCATTCATAAATTAGCAAACGATCTTGTTATATACGCATTTATAACATCTGGCGACACTAAAGGATCCACTAAATTATTCCAGTATGTACCTGATTCCTGGAGAAATGGTGAGTTTAATCCTGAAGGTGTGACATCATATGCTGAATTTATTCGTAATAAACTTGACGAGTTAAATGGTTATGGTGAAACTAAGATTGATCTTGATGATGTTATATTGAATAACTGGCAAAATGATCAATTTGTACCAAAATATCGCATAGATGATAAGGCTGAGCAGCAAAAGCTGACACCTATATATACTGACGGACGTAATACATATGGTTATCCTGTAGTAATTCAGGGTATGAACATTGAAAAACCTGCGGATAAAAACCATATGCCTAAGGTAAATGTTGTAATAGATCCCACAAAGGCTCCTCAATATATTAAGATAACCCGTGATTATAGACATCGTAATTCACAAAGACAGTATTCTATATACAAATTCCACTCTGTTGCTCAAACTGCTGATGGAATAAGGTATCCTATATACGTTAAAGTTGAACCAAAAGGTATTACTATAAAATCTTCTGGTGGTACGTATATGGTAACAGAATATGGTCGTTCAGACAGACTAGATAAGGCTGAGAATAGCACGATACCTGAACTGTTTGAGTTGTTATACACAGCTCAAAACTTCCAAGATCAGTTGAGAGGTATGCCTAAGAGCGATCTAAGGGATTCTAATATATTATAGGATCTAAGACGATTTGCTGAGTTGGACATGGCTGAAAAGATGGTCATCAGTAGTAGATCATATAGTACTAACATGGATATCGCACATACTCAGCATGTTCAATTTAATGACACTGATGCACAATCTCAAGATAATACGACTTAGAATGATAATTCTAAGTTAATCGGAACTCGTCAAATAACTGATACCGGCAAGCGTGCAATCTAGAATGTATTTTCAGCGCAGGTTGGAACACAACAAACTGTTGAAGATTCTAAGCCAAAGACTAGTGAGACAAAGACTGATGAAGACAGTAAGCCTGTACAACAGATTAAGTTAACAGCTGGTCAAGAAACTGCTAAGAAAGCCATATTGAATTTTATAAAGACAGCAGATGCTTCTAAAGGAGAGTATTTCACTTTAACAGGTAAAGCTGGTACAGGTAAGACTACGTTAATACAAGAGGTTATTAGAGAGATTGCTAAAGACAATCCTTATCAGAGATTTGTTGTATCTGCATTAGCTCATAAAGCAGTACAAGTTATATATGGTGAGACTAAAAAATCTTCAAAGTTTGTTTCTGCTTCAACAGTAGCATCGTTGCTTGGTATGAAATTAGATCAAGAGACCGGACTGTTCAAGCCAGCTGGTAAAAATGCGAAAATCAAGCTTAAACGTGATAGTATATTATTTGTAGACGAAGCATCTATGTTGAATGAACAGAATATAAAGCATTTAATGAATGCTGCAATACGTACAAATTCTAAAGTCATATTCTTAGGTGATCCTGGACAACTTCCTCCAATACGAACAGGAGATCTTATTAAGTACGGAACTGATTCGTTATCTCCAGTATTTAAGACTCAAAAGGATGAATACTCAGCAGGTCTTACAGAAAGAGTACGACAAGGAGAAGGTAGTCCGATATTGGATTATGCAGATACGTTCTGGAATTATAGTACAACAGAAGGTTAGACTGATCGACGTGTTAATGATGAAGATATGTCTCGTGTTGAAAACGCTCAAGGATCTATTGAGTTTATAAACAAACAACAGGCTGATAAGATAGTACCGTTGTTTAAACAAGCTGTTGAAACAAATAATCCGTCATTGATTAAGATTGTAGCATATCATAACAAGACTGTTAAACAATGGAATCAAATTATTCGTCGTAAGGTTTATGGTGATAAATATAGTCCTAATCCATTACCAGGAGATATTCTAATGATGACGGATACATACAATGATCCAGCTTCTGACGATGCAAAACCATTGTTGTTTAACAGCGAAGATATATCTGTTATTAGTACTGGTCCTATTCGCACTGTATACCGTGTTCAACTCATGGACGCTACTATAAAAGACCCTCGTGGTAAAATAATCACAGTGCCTTTGATAATACCTACTAAGGAGAATATGGATGAGTTTAATAATAATAAACGTCTATTGTGGAATGAAGCTCAGAAATATAAAAATACAGATCGTGTTAAATATAAGAGGACATTAGATATGTATTGGAGCTATGGAACAAAATGGGCTCATGTTGAATATGGTTATGCTATAACAAGCCATAAATCACAAGGTTCTACATACGATGTATCTATTGTAGATTCTGCAGACATCAACAGTAATGGATTTATGTCAGACATCAGCAAAGCTCGTAGTATCTATACAGCTATAACAAGAGCTCGTAATTCAGCTGTTATCTTACGTGATAAGCTTGGTACTCTTGATGTTGATCTGAAACAGCTTAATGACCGTATAAATGGTTATAAAGATGGTTCTGTAACACCTCCTGCTCAGATTACACCTGATACTGTAGATAATGTAGGCAATACGTACAAAGAGAATATTGCAACACTGGAGTCTGATAAGACAATCTTATCTAATGAAGAGATATTGAAGCTTAGACCATTTACTGGTAATGATAAAGCTCCTCGTATAGCTGTTGCGTCTGAACATACTGATCCTGTATTTTTTGCTAAGAAGATAAAAGAGTTCTTTGAAGGAAAGACTTCTGTATAGCCACGTTTTGGATAGCCAATCACTGCTAAAGATATTGATGCACTATACATTATAACAAAGCATGACGGTCTTCCTCTTAGAGATATTCTTTCTATAAAAATACCTAAGATTATACACTTCAGCATAACAGGTTTGGGCGGTACTAAGTATGAACCTGGTGTTATGCCGTACAACGAACTACTTGATCGTATTGGTGATTATATAAAACAAGGTCTTGATCCGTCTATGGTGACCGTTCGTATTGATCCGATTGTACCTGGTGTCACATCGAAGCATGTTATAGAAGATATTATAAAACGTGCATCTTCTATGGGTATTAAAAATATAAGATTCAGTATCATGGATTTCTATGCAACTACTGCTCAGTTTACAGAAGCTAATGGTTTTGATTACTCTAAATATTACGTACCTCAAACGAATGCAGACGGTTCGCAAAGAGTGTTATTAGTATCTCGTGACGGAAGATCGTTCTCCAGAATTGATGGTGTTTCATACAGACAAGTTGGTAAGTCTATAGCTGTGCTTCAGAGTTACGGCGCCGAGTCAAAAGTATACTTACAAGGTAAGAGTGGCAATGTTTGGGTTAAAACTGTTCAAACATCAAATATAACAGATGACGTTATTAAAAGTAAAGATGGATGGACTGTGTTGAACGATAAACAAGTTATGAACGATTAGGTGGCCAGTAGAGTAAAGGCTGGTGTACATTTACAGAAGCTGTATGAAACTCATGCGAAAAAAACCACTATAGAAAACATCACCAATATAGTTAAAGATCTTGGAGACAAGTATGGTGTTAGATTATCAACGTGTGCTGAACCAGATATTCTTCCATCTGGAATATCTCATGAGGGTTGTTTGAGTGTGTAGGCTATAAACGATATGCTTCATACACATATTGAAGACAAACATCGTGATAATAACAAATCTAGACCTCTTTGCGAATGTTATGGAGGTAAAACAGACATACTTAAATATAATGATAAGTGTGCATCTAGCTGTGCATATTGCTATGCTCACCATAACAGTAATGCTGCTGCAACTATGTACAACCCAGATGGTTCTTTAAAGCATAATGCACTCACAACTACTCGCAGAGATACTGAAGAATTCGATGATACAGATATCGATAAGAAATTCATATTACACTGTAAAGGTAAATAATTATGATAATTGCATGTCCCAATTTAGCAAATCCTGAAGTAAAACAGGAGTTTGATGAGCTTATATCCGTATTAGGAGAGAAAGCTGCTTATGCAGCATGGGCTCTAAATGATGGGAACATGATAGATCGAGCTCCTAACGGAGCTCCTTCTATCTTGTTTCAATCATTACTATCTAAAAATAAAAATGATCGTACAGCAGCCATACGTGAAAAGGCTGAAATATACAAGAAATCGTTTAATTCTTGGTTTACAAAGCTAGGTGATGAAGCTAAAGAATTATTTACCGACGCTAATGGAGAACCATTGACAGAAGTATTAGATGAGAATTTTAGTTCTATTTACGATATTCTTGTTGGTAAACAAGATCCTGTAGTTGATTTAAACTCAGACACTGAATATGAAATAAATGCTCGTAGAGATACAAATTCTAAGCTAATAAACGCTATTGCTAGTACACATAGACAACTCAAACAGATACCTAAGAAAGTAAACACAACACGTTATGGTGGAGATAACATATACTATCAACTACGTAAAGCTTTACCCAAAGAGATTGTTGAAGATATAGTTAAGTTCTATTATGAAGAAAAAGATCGTGATTCGTTCTTAGATAGAGTAGAGTTTTATATCAACAACGAGCTCAAATAGTCTGTTATGCCAAAAGTAATAGCTGCGGCTAAAGCAAAACAACTTGAATTATCAACACACTATGATGCTCGTGATATAACTGCATAGTTATTTGGAGCACTTAAGAGTGGTAGAATAACAGGAGATTTTGATGCAGATGCTGCATTTATTGGTCATTATCAAGCATAGCTAGCCCAACGATTATTTCCAGTTATTTACAAAAAAGGTTGGTCTAAATAGAGGTATGGTTATTATGCTAAGTAGTTTTCTCAGATATCTAAAATGATATAGGTTATTGTTACATAGCATAACAATGCTCGTATGGGTAATCTTAATCATATATATAAGCTGGAAGCTGTTGTCGCAGGATTGAAGAATGCTAAGTTTAAACAACATCTTATTGAATATATAACAGCTGTTGATCGTACAACTCAACGTACTGGTTATGGCAACAACAAACAAAGTGTTTCCGGCACGATATTGGATTTTAGAACTGCTGAATTCAAAGTTCCTTAGTTAAAAACATCTCTTCTTAATTTTGGAAATAAGAGAAAAAGATCTCTTAAAGATACTCTTGCTGATATAAAACAACGTACTGATATTTATAACGACATTATCGATCTGATTCTAAACAAGATGCATGGTGATACTACTATAGAGTTGACATCGAAACTTGGTCGTGATCTTCTTGGTGTCACAGAAACTTCACATACAGATCACTCCGTATCTAGGGTGTCTGTAGCATATGATCTAAATACAGACGAGTTTGAGTTCATGTATACGATTGTACACGAGGCTATTCATGTAGTAACATTGCGTTATTTATAGGAAAATCCATATCTCGAAGTGTTATTTAATAAATATGCTAGTTATTTGTCGAGCATAGATTATACTTGGTACGGCAATTCTGATGCAAAAGAAATGATTGCAGAGTTTTTCTCAAATGCTGAATATAGAGAGTGGTTAAAGACTGTGCCTGCACCAAATGTTAAAAACATGTCTATGTTTGAAAAGATCGTAGATTTCATTGTACGTATTTTCACGGGTGAATCTAAAAATCTTTATGAACAATTAAAACCTGCATTTGAATATGTTCTTGATGAAGCATTGAGTAGCACCACTGTTACTGAACTTACTGATACGTCTCAATCTACTAAATCTACTTATCTAAAATCAGTATAGTCTATATCAGAACAAGTTCAAGAGATGTATGATGATATCTAGTCAAAGAAACGTGAATATTTAGATAATATTAAAGCTCAACATAAAAACAATACAGGCGTTGCTTATAGTCCGTATTAGATTAATCGTATAACCGTACAATATGATCAAAATCAATTATCTAAATAGATATCTACGTATCAAAAAACATTAGCACAATTACACGATTTAATCTTTAACGGTATGTACTATGAATCAACAGGACACTCTTTAATGAACGGTATTGTAGAGTATATTGTCAATGCATTAGATCAATCAACGTTCTCAGCATATCGTAATTAGAATATTGATAGATACTCTGATTTAACACCAGATCACATGTCTAATGTTACTGAGATTATAAGAAACGCATTTGTCGATGGTGATATACAAACTCTTGACAAACAATTAGCGTTGACATATGTTAGAATGTTCTGGCAAACTCCATTGATACAACAAGGTTTGCAACTACTAGATGATGGAACTAAGAAACCAGATCAACTTGAGACGGAACTTGTTAATCTTATAACAGAAGAGTCTCTTAAAGATCGTATCTAGAATAAAAGTTTACGTGATTATATCAAAGATTTTTGGAATAATCTTAAGAAGATCGTATCTAAAATATTTGATCCTAAAAACGTTAGCCAACAACAGCGTGATGAGATATTTAAAACTATCAAAGCTGCTCAATTATACGATCAAGAATTAAAGGAGGATTCTTCTATAACTCCAATATATGATAGAGCCAATGGTGATTTTACATCATCTCTATTATTATCTGAACAAGATAAGAAAATTATACCAGAAGTTATAAAGCACGGTAAAACTAGATTGTCTGCTTTACGAGCAAAACGTATTCGCAATGAACGTAAGATGGTTGAAATACGTAACCAAATAGAGCAGTTTGAAGAGTTAAATGGTGAGAGTGTTGTAGATACGTATAACACTGTTATAGAATGCTTAGTCGATGCTGAAAATGACTTCAGATAGACATTGAATTATATGGATTAGTTGACATCTAGAGATATTAGTTCTTGGGATCCTGAATAGATTCTAGCTATTGGTAGGGATCTTATTGGTCACTATGTTTCTTTATTAACAATGCTTCATGATTCCGTGTTCGACAAACATTCTGCTATAGGTGCTTATAATGATATTATAACAGATCCAGACAGTAAACACTATGATGACTCAGCTATCAACATAAAGAACCATCTTAAGCAAACGATGTAGAGCATAACAGCTATTCAACGTAAGTATAATAAAGAAATTAGTATTCCATATGCTCGTTGGTTCTTACATCGTGCTATTGATGATCTTGATAAACAAGGTAAGATTCAAGATGTCGATGCTTTTAAACGTAGAGCTGATCAGTTCTTAGATGGAGGTTTTGAAAACGGTGGACTTTCTGCTGGTGAAATAATGGTTGGTTTTGCTACAAAATCTAATAGTAATATTGTACGAGTTATAACTAATATTATACAAAACATAGAAGGTACTCGTGATCGTAAGACATTGTCGAAAGGAATGGCCTTAATGAATTTGTATAACAAACTTAGACCAAAGGGTTCTCAAATAAGTCCCATAAACTAGTAGAAATAGTTCTTAGAGACTGATAAACAAGGTGTTCCTACTGGATATTTCATTAGAGAAATAAACTCCGGTTTGTTCTTTAAAGAACGTGACTAGGTTATAGAGGAACTCAATGACAAGTATAGTAATACTGAAAAATACGGCGGTGCAGCTATTACGTTTGATGATGGTAAACCCGTATTTCATGATGACGATACTACTGCAAACGATTCTGTATATAACCAGTATTATGACGAACTTGACGAATGGTTGTCTCAGCATGCAGAGCGTAGATACACACTTGATTATTACAAGAATAGGCGTAGATACTTAAGTCAAGATACTCAACGCGCTATGAATCGTATCCAGCGTTAGATTCAGCTTCTTAGAAGTATGCCAGATGCTATAGATGAAGACGGATGGTTTGATAAGTCAAAATTAAGTTCTCAAGATAAGCGTTTGTATGAATCTCTTATGACTTAGAAACGAGAACTTGGTAGTCATTACTATTTCTCAACAGATAATGGTATACTTTCATTGAAAGAAAAGACTGGTAATGCATTACGCATGGCTGATGAGATATCTGCTTGGAATAACTTTCTTACTAAACACGTTAGATATTATAAAAATAAGGAACTATATAACAAGAAGCGTTCTGAAGTACCTGCCAATAAATTACTTGAGTTTGATAAAGAAAACACTGTTACTTCATTCACCCCTCAATTCTATGAGTTACTGGATGAACTTGGACACTTACAAAGCCCTGAATTAACAAGGTTACAAAAACGTCAACGTGAGATTATTAGTAAGCTTAAGAATTATCAAGAAGGTATCATACAACCAGATCTTACACAACTTGGAACTGGTATTGATTAGACTACACGTAGTATATATAAAGAGTTAAATCGTATTGAAACTCAAATAGCTTAGGAAAAAGCTAATCTTAAAGGTACTTCGCAAAAAGGTCCTGATGCACAGCTTGCATCAAAGATAATGGCTACGTTCTTGATGAATAAGAATGTACGTAATAACAATACTAACAGTACGTTTTGGAATTATCTCATAGGTGAATGGGATGTTGTGTTAAAGGCAAATAAGGCCAATTCATCTGCTATACGTAAGTAGTTCGAAGACTTGTTTACAATAAAGCTTCCAGGTGCATTATCTAGAAGTAAGCTTAGTTTGTTTACTATATTAGATGCTCCTTCTGGATAGCTACATGATCCTAAAACTGGTAAACCTTTATATTTTCACGAGGAACCTCTTATTTTAAAAGATGACCTACCTAGTCAAAACTTTTCAGAATTAGATATGACATCTGACTTCGTAAATATGCATTACGATGTTAAAAATAAGTATTCAACACAACCTAAAGAATCTTTATATCGTAATCAGAAATATTTCGATCTAATAGCTGATCCGAATAAACTTCAACTCTTAAAAGCTATGAAGGATATGATGACTGAAGCACGATCTATGATTCCAAATACATCTATATACAAGGAAGATGAAGTTTGTTAGATGACTGGATCAACATACGATCTTATTATGCGTAATGCTAAGAGTGAGATTGGTACAATGCTTAAGTATCATATATAGAAAACGTTTACCGGTAAATATGGTGAACAAACAGATGATGTTGAGACAAACTTTGATCTTCCGAGACGTCCTAACGGAGAGGTTGTTCAAAATATTCCAATACGATGGGTTCAACGTTTAAAAGATCAAAGATTGTTAACAACAGATCTTATAGGATCAACTATAGCGTTCTATAATATGGCTGAGAACTATGCTCTTAAGAGTGATGTAATAGCTCCATTAGAACTTGTTAGAAACGCATTGTTACAAGCTCCTACAGGTGAAAATCCATTAGCTCGTACTGATAATGGAAACCAAGCTAAAAAACTCCAATCGTTGTACGATATACATATGTATGGTCATGAGACATCTACAACTAATCATATAACAAAAAGATCTGATACACAAGCTACTATTATATAGAATGCAAAGCTTGTTAGAAAGATGGCACAGAAAGCAATGCTTGGCGCAAACTTTCTAGTTCAGAATGTTGGTTATGTTGATGCAATGTTATCCGCAATGACTGATGCTATTGGTGGTAGATATATGACAAAACGTGATTTGTTTTGGGCTATATTTAATGCTAATAAAGACATGATAAATAATGTTCGTCATTTTGGTAATCCAAATACTAATAATAAGCTTGGTGCGTTGATGCAACTAAATCAACTATCCCGTAAGAACTCTGAAATATTCTCAGATACGCATAAAAGTAGACTCACACGTATGCGTAAAGGTTTAGGTATAATGGCTGGTTATTCTATCACTGATTATATGGTAAACAGCGTTATTCTTGAGGCTTTTTACAAAAACTATCACCTCATGGATGATTTAAACGGACGTAAGAAGTTTATGAATAGTGACGATGCTATACGTATATACGAAAAGCATGGTTATTCAAGAAAAGAAGCTCTTAAAGTTTGGGAAAACGCATCTAAAGATAATTTGTTCAACGCATATACATAGGAAGATGGTATTGCTGTAGTCAAAGAAAAGTATAAACAGTATGTCACAGAAGATTTATAGAATACTGTGATGAAAAAGCTCAAAACGAGAACTGCATCATACAATGGTATGCTACCAGATATAGAAAAGGCTAAGATGGCTTAGAATATATGGGGTTCATATTTTACTATGATGCGTGGTTTCTTGATGGATACGTACTGGGCTCGTTTTAATAAGATTAATGATTATGCTGCATAGAATGAAGAAGGCGGTACTAATTACGGATACGCTATAAAACATGATGATGGTGGTTTTGAAAACTTAGCCACTGGTGTTCTTGAAGGATCTTTGTATCAAGATGGAATGCGTGCTGTTGGCAAATATATATCAAGTTTAAAGAATGTTATAAAAGGCAAAGGTTTTCATACAAATCTTACAGATAATCAACGATATGCTGTACGTAAACAAGTTGCTGAAATTGCTATAATTCTAGGATTAGCTATTGGTACAAACCTATTTACTAAGTTATTATACTCATTATTCCCAAGTTGGGATGATGATGACAAAGATCCTAACTGGACAATCAACGTATTTGATCCAGAAGATGAAGATAGGAATTTAATTGATTTCCGTGACGATGTTGAAAGTTATAGTAAAGATTATTAGAAGTTGGTTTTATGGGATACTGCAGCATTATTAACAAAGTTGACATTTGAGCGTACTACACCGTATTGGTATGGAACTATTATAGATATTATCAAATCTCCTACTCCTGTAACTTCGTATATAGATCAGCTTGAAGGATTATATAATATTATACCAGACTCGTTCAACGGTAAGCTTCGTGATCCTATAACCACTGGTGGATATAGAGGCATGACTCGTGGTACTAAGGACATTTGTAATGTGATATCTGCAACAGGTCTTAATAATATTGTAAAAGCATGGCACGTTGCAGGACGTAAATCATCATTCAACTTCTATTCTCAACAAGGTCTTAATAGATTCTTTGTACAAAGCCAAAGTGATTATGAAGATCAACTGCAAGATGATTTATACGGTCCTTCTGATGAATATTACGAATAATATACATACATAAATATAATAACTCGACGAACCTATCTTACGTGTTATTATATTAACACTACACAAAACGCAAGAGGCGCATGTTACCTGGTGTTATCCAAGTAGCATACGCCTCTTTTATTTTTCCTGTATCTCTCTTGCGAAATCATTTCCATCAGAAACGTTTGTTTCTAACGGAATTGATTCGCCATCGTCATTCAAATACTCATGATTCATCACACGATTCACGAGTTTTGTATCACGACCGTAATAGAAACTTACGATTTTTGCACCACTAGAACCATCAGCATATGGCATACGTAATAAGTTCTTTTGGTTCTTGTTCAACGATATTGTATATACGATATACGTATTACCATCATTGTTTCTTAACGTTTGATCAAACACCCATTTAAGATTGTCAAGCTTCTTACGAAGCGCATCTGAAATAGTTGTCACATCGTACATTAAGAATAAATGATTATCTAGATAAGGACGATCTGCGTCATTCAACGCTGCATCCTTAAATCCAGATTCATCATTTATATCTTCGTAAAGCAATCCATCCGTAAGAGCAATACAAGCTTTCGTTAATTGACTCATAGGTTCAGTTTTTCAGCACCATCAGACTCATAGTAAGATCTATAATAATCCCACTGATTTGTCTCTTGATGCCATTTGATTTCTTGAAGAGCGTTAATTATAGTATTTTCCCTACTACAGACCTGATCAGATGTGAATTCAAACACTCTCACCTGATTAGACCAATCGTTAGAGACACCTACAATATACCACTTGAAAGTCCAATCTTCTGGGTTATCATACAACTCAGTCTCAATATACCATTTAAGAGCTAACGTATAGAAACATAATTGTCTCAAATAGTCAAACTCTCTCATACTATCTTCAAATGAGTATAGATGTGATGTTGTTTTAATGTCCATCAGTATTATTGTCTTATGTATAACGTCAAATTTGACGCAATCTAATAATGATTTACACTTAACACCACATAGTTTCCAGTTGATGTGAAACTCATGATATGTTAGTATATCCGAAGCACGATCATCCGCAAGTAGCTCTTTAGCTTTCTTGTGTTTGTTGCATACTTCCGACAACTCCATGAGCTTCTTCATCGTATATGGACTTATCTTAATACGCTTATCGTTCTCCTTGATGCTCTGGATATACAAATTAAGCGTAGAGGCCTTTTTCAGGCCTTCTGAGAGCATTTTACTCTCACTCTGGCCAGTTGTCCTGTATGCGGCTTTATATGCGCTTAGAACGGCTTTATCAGGCTCTATTTCAGTGGTTGTAGCTAGCTCTTCACAAAACTTTGTTTCTTGTGAGGATTTTGGTTGCGGAGCATCCCATACAACGTAGTCTTTTTGGAACTCTTCAGGTTGAAGAAGGTATTCGTGTATCATTGTACCCTTAGCTAATTGCGGTAAGCTTAAACCTTCTTCTTTTCCATCAAGCATATTACGCAAATAGGCTGGCCCCTTCTTTAGGAACCAGCCTATGTTGCTATTGCTTATTCGAGTCGTATCCTCATAATACGAGATCTTAGTTTTTTCCATTGGATCGATGTCTTAAGCCCTTATGCCTACGTATAATTTCTAACGCAAGTTTAGGATCATGGTTTTTAAATGCAATCTCGAATTGCTTTTTCAGTTCGACCGACTCTTTATTACTCATTTTTGAGTGCTATGTTCATGAATTTGAGAATATCTTCTTTCGAATCATTGGAATGATTTAACTCATCCAAGAAAGATATTATATTGTCGTAAGACAACACTTTGAACTTGCTGAATATAAAATTAGCTAATTCTTTATCCTCTTTTCCACAAACACTAGTGACCAGTTTGTTGACTATGTCTTCGCCAACACCATAGAATTCTCGTTGATAACGTATACGAGAACAGCGATCAAACAAATAATCAGACAAACCTTTCTTGTCATTACAAGTCATAAGCACTAATCGCTTACAACCATCCTGAACTCCATCCAAAAGAGTTAGTACCTCAGGAGAATTCCACTCCTTCTCAAACTCATCAAATATTATACAAACAGCTTGATGAATCTTTGCACAAAACTCTTTCAGACGATTTATCCTAATACAGGGATTTCCAATCAGCACAGGCATTCCTGACTTCTTAGCTATATATTTAGCCATAGCAGTCTTGCCTGAACCCTTTAGACCACACAGTAGTACACCAGTAGTCTTCTCACTTCGAGATGCATGGTTTAGAACACAATTAATAAACTTCTTGTCATCTTGTGTAAAATATAGCACTTGATCCTTAATAGGATCTCGTTCTACAAGATATATTTCACCACTATATGGATCATATTGCATCTCATACACATGGTCACAATTAAGCTCATAATCAATACCCTGAGGTGACGGAATAATTCGGTCACCCATTTTAGCAAATTCTTTCATTGTTTCTGGATTTAATCTCTTGAATCATTGAATCTACCTCTTTGTGGTTATGTACGATGTACGCCTTTCGTTCTAAGCCTTTCAGCTTAAAGTTGTATAAAAACATCTTCCAACGAAGGGGGAAGTCTCGTTGCACCCTCCCTTTACATTCGCACACAAACCCATCTCCAATAAAGTCTGGAGTATACTTTATATTGCGATAGCGTTTCCCGAGGTATTCGAACTTAGGTTGTAGTTCAAAATGTTGAGGCTCATACTGTACTGGAATATTATGTTTTTTGAATTCGTTCCAAGTATAAGCTTCTAATGGACTTTTAAATTCATAGCCATCTTGAATCACATGTTTTAACCTAGTTCCTTTAGGAACCGCTTTGTTAGCCTTAACTTTCGACATTTTGTATCATAGTATCTTCATATCTACTTAACGTTTTGGTTAACCATTGTTTTACTTTATCAAAGCCGTTGTCTCTAACGGCATCTGATATATCTTTGGCTTTAAAGCTCTTATGGATGAAAAATGCATCATATCCATACTTCTTACTTAACTTACGAGCATTTGACATTCCTGTTGCATCTCGATCGTACAGTATCAGTATTTCAGACCACTTGGTACTCAAAGTAGCCAATATATCTTCAGGTATGAATGTTGTCTCACTTGCTGCAGCAATAGCATTAAATCCCATCTCATGTAGTACCATCACATCTTTAAGAGACTTTGTGATAATGAGAATACTCCCACCCTCCTTGGGCAATTCAGATAACCCCTGTACGTCCTCATTTGTCAGATTAGAACGCCATTTAGTATACTTAGAGGCTAAAGGTCTGTATATTTTAAATTTGTTACCAACCTTATACGCATACATAGGATTACATTCTTTGTAGATTCCACGGACGATTCTGTTACAAAGAAAATATTTAATGCTAAACACTTGATATAAGTTTAACGTAGACATAGATATCGAAAACTGTTTCCAGTAATCTCTATCTGTGCTAGTAAACGGTTGTCGAACTATTCCGAAATCCATATCATGGTACGTAGAGTAATCGTATGTGGAGATATGATAGGATTGAGAAGGATTTACCCTTCTTATTATGCGGAGTAGTTCTTTTTCAAGCTCTGGTCTTGTGTTGATGTTTCGATATCGCTTGATAAAATCAATAGTGTTACCACCATCACCAGTACCGTGATCTTTATACAACAACCCTCCAGTTCTGCTTCTAAATACAGCAAATGATGGGTTCTTGTCATCAGATCGAAGTGGACTATTCATTAGCTTGTTGATCTTAAAATCACCAAGATAATACGAGAAAATAGCATAATCATCCAACTTATCCAACAAGTCTTTTAAACTCATTGTTTTAGCTGTTCTTGTGCTATACATTTGACTTATAAGTTCTATGTTAGTCTCGTGGAGAGGAATCGAACCTCTCTTCCTTATTAAACACACAAACTAAGGAAACCATTCACGAGTTGTCGGATTGTTTAAAGCACAATCCGGTAAGCTTAGGGTTTAGGATTCATTCCACCACTGACCATTTTAGAATGGAAGGTCGTCAGCACCTTTCCCAGTATCCGGAGTACTCTTACCAGTAAGCGGGTCGTTAGAAGTCTCCTTGTCGGCAACAATTGTACGTTCAAAATTGTCACGATTAAACTTCTTTATCTGGGAATCTTTCTTATCCACAGTCATCGGCTCTACAAAGATACCGTTCTTTGAGACTGTTACATAATTGTTCTTATCGAACACGGCCTTGAGACGAAGCTCCTTTTGCGTAGCGATCATAGGATCAAGTTTATTCTTAACCCAAGTGATCATCTCCTTGAATGAGTTAAGCTCGACATCCTCGATTGTCGGATAGAAACAATTGATGATCTGAATCAAACGACCAAACTGACGATCATCAGCACGCTGAAGATCCTCATCGGTCTTTGTATACAAACCCTTCTTGTTCTGCCACTCACTCATACTAACTGTCTGACCATCTTTGTTCTCAAAGATAATCTCCAGGAAGTCTAGGCCTGTAGGAGATACATTTACGTTAACCTCCTTCAAATGCACATTCTCATTGATGCCAGCAGGCATATAGTTGCCATTACTCTCTGTATTCGTAATAACTGCGCTTTTCGTATTAAACATAATTTCTTGACTTTATAGTTCTTAATCGTTTTTGTACACTTTATCCCAATACGTGGTTATCGTACCATCATCATTACCTGTTGCAATAATAATGTCTTTTCCACGCAAATGGGGAGCTCGTGCTTCCTTTGTTGTACCATCACCTCCAACAAAACTGACATGTGTTTCGTTACCTTTACGATATACGAGTCCAACAGCATCAGATTCACCACAGATGATAGTTCCAAGTTTTCCCACTAAATCGAGGGCCATCTGGCTAAGTTCTTCACCATTTTGTTCAATCTGTATGTCTTTTACATGACCTACTAGAATGAATTCATCACACAATTCACGGAACATGTCAATAACTTTGCGGACGGCTTGGCGAATATATAAATACCCGGATCCGTTCGGAAGAGTTTTGACGTCTGTTCCTTCCCATTTCTTACCAAGTGGAGTTTTCTTGTATAACGTAGCGGCGTAACCTAGGCAGATTTCTTCTAAACGAGTGGCATTATCAATAGTGATATGTCTGTAGAAATTATGCCCCACTTCAGTGTTCTTAGCTCTAATGGCTTGAGCAATCTCTCCAAGATCATTAACACTTCTGGCCTGTACAGCCATAGCATCAATGAACGTACTTCCTCCCTCTAGATCGATTATTAGATTGTCATCTAATTGGGCAAGAGCGGACGTTTTTCCGCATTTAGGGCGCCCATAGAGAATCAAAAATTTGGGATTCGTGGATGTTGCTGGAACCTTACTTGTAGGTAGTGTTATCATGCTTCTTGAGTCTATTTTTATATATTAGAACTTGAAATTGATCACGAAATCAATTATCAACTTCTGTGTTGACGGCTTCAGCAACTTGAGAATGGCTGCAGAATCATCAAGACTCAAAAGAGTATCGTTGATCTGAACCTCATCGTCGCCGAAGATACGAATAATCGTACCGTCAGAAAGCTTAATCTTCGTATAATCACCGCAATAGTTGTTGGGGTGATAGTCGTTTGCAAGATAGTTGATTGCCTCCAACAAGCCAATCTCCTTGGTCGGCTTTGTTGTCTTCGCAGGCTTATTGTTGAACACAAAACTAAACAAACTCTTCTTCTTGGGCTTCTGCTGCTGCATAGAAGAGTTCTTTGCAATCACAGAAGACAAAATAAGAGAAGTGAGATCCTCAGAATAGTTGTCATACGTATTGTAATTGTTATTGGTGTTAGTCTTGTCAACGATAAAAGTATTCTTAATCATAATATTCAGCCTATAAAATGTGTTAAACGTCTTCTCAGATGCTTAGCACTCAATCAGATTGTTGAACTTAAGATCGTTCTCGAATTCGATGATGCACGGCTTACCTGCATCTCTATTTTTTAAGATATGCATGTAAACCTTATTCTCTGTTGGTAACTTCATGGGTCCGTACTCCCTTATTCCCAACAATTCCGGTCGATGCATTGCCAAGACATAATCACTGCCTTGGAATACAGCATCTGATGATGATAAATCACTTCTCATCGGGAAGTGTCCCGATGGGTTGTTAATCCTTTCTGGCTGTTCTATGTTTCTATTCATTTGCGTAAGAAGTATAACACTCGTAAGAGGTAACTTCTTAGCTTGTATGAAGACTTGAAGTAGGTTGCTTATTGTCTCCAATACTGAACCATCACGCATTGTTAGAAGTGCGTGATCGTACATTATAATGAAATGTTTTCCAGTATCTTTTACGTACTTTTCATAGAATGCCATAATTGTGTTCTTAACTTGCGTAGAAGTACCAGGATTATCTACAAAGTAGATTGGATACTTCTTTAGCTTGGAAGCTACTGATACGACACTAGCGAAGGTTTTGTCGTCCAGGTCCTTTTCAGAACTATACAGGTCAGAAGTCGTTCTCTTAAGCTTGTTTGAGAGCGTCCTTCCGACCTGCCTAAAGCCAACCATTTCTAACGAAAAATTAAGAATCACAATGTCTTCACTCGGATTAAGATCAATAATGTCCGTTGCGATAAGATTTGCAAGAGAGCTCTTACCTGTTCCTGAAATTCCAGTAAACGTATAAACAGTGTTTGGCTCTATACCTCCCATGCACTGAGAGTTGAGCTTATTCCATCTTGTTCTTAAAGACACAACACTGTGTTCCTTCCTACCACGTATATAGTCAATAGCTTCTTGAGCTACTATAGACATTGGTCGTATCTTAAGATTAGATGAGTTCTGTTCCATAACTTTGTTGTTTTGTTTCGTTCACTTGGTCTTGCATTTCTTCCTCAGATTCTTCCCACTGATGGTCAACTAACCATCGCCACATTGTCTTCATATACATCAACTTTCCTGTTCTACTCTTTTTATCGAGTTCGAACTTAAGACAGTCAATGAGATGTTGAGCCATTGCTGAGCTTTTTCCAACATTTGAATTAAACATGCGTCTACATTTGTTTACATTTGCTCTAAGATAGGTTTTTACACCATCTGGTCGCATAATATAGACGGGGTACATATCGTAAAACTGATCAAACCAATCCTTTTCAGGTTTTAAATAGTTTTTAAGCTGATCAGTCGCTTGATACGTAATTGAATTGCCTCTCTCTATCGAGGTTATAAGTCCCTGAGAAACTAAGTATGATATTTCATCGTCCGTAATTAGGCTGACAATTTTTTGGACGTCTTGATTATTTTTGTGATTGTCGTCTAATACCATACTTAGGAACACCAACTGGTTCATATTGAGTTGTTGCGGTAAATCCGCAAGTTTTGTATCTAATTCAATAATCATCTCTTATACTCAAAGGTTAACAAGTTGGTTACTAAAAGAGTTCTAACTGTCGACATTTCAGATCATTTATAATCTTACGAGCTTCTGATATATAATAGCTGTAGTTGATCTTTCTGTCTTCAATTGGTTTGGAATCTAACTTATTCAAGATTGTTATGCCGGATTTTGTTAGCATGTTCGAATAATGAGGACCATCATCCTCATATTTGACCTTAAACAAGTAGTGTCCATTTGTTGATGCATAGAAGCGGTTGATTCGCTGAATATACTTATCTGCGTATTCAACCTTGAACTTCTTATCAACGCGTTGTGTCATTAAAAAATCATCAATGTTATTAGCACTTTTGATAAACTCTGACACATCTTGTTTTGTAAGGAAATAGTTAATCACAGCTTTAGGTATGATCAATGGTGCAAGACCTTTACCTAGTTTGGCATCTGTGATAAACATTCCTTTTTTCTCTATCAATTTTGGATTCTTGGATTGAGAATATCCTTTAACGACACCGAAATAATCGTTAACAGCGTACTGATAAAACGCTTCGTAGTCATCAGTTTCGAAACCTAAACGTGTAAGTTGCTCTACTTCATGGATTGCTGATTGGACACCACTCCTATCTGCTTCCTTAGCAACATACATGACACCATCTGTATTGACCTGTACAATCCTACAGCCCAACTGGAGTAATCTATCTACAAGCATAAGAAGTACCAATTGTCCATTGATACGAATCTTAAACACTGAAAATGGATCATACATCCATGAGGTTTCTTGCTGCATTTTCCCTGTTACTGAGTTCAGTACAAGCTTTAGAGCTGTCGACTTGACTGATTCTCCACTACGTTTGGCAGCTATACGTTCATGATATACATGCTTATACAGTTCCCAAAATTCTTTTCCTAAGTGACGGGGTACCCACTCGTATTGTACAATAAAAGATGGGTACATTGAGGTGACATCTGCATGCCCTATGTACTCACCTTCACTTGGAACGAAGATCTCTGGTTTGTTTAAGGAATGAATTCCTCCAACTCCCACAGAGTAGCGCGTTTTCGAGATAACAAAACACTTCTCGTATGCTTTTTGGCCTTTTGGAATAAGCTCTTTTCTGGTAGGAACGACTTGTCGTTTCATATCTTCCAAAACACCTTGTAATATCGGATTTTTATATGTAATGAACGGTAAGATAACGTCTTTCAGAGGTACGTAATCCATTGGAGATCTTTGTTCACTGACTATACTCTCCCTTTGGTGTGTACGTTTACAATACTCCTTAAGAAGCATCGTTTCTCCGAATTTGACACTGTCCATGGATAATGCGTTGATATTATACTCATCTTCCATGAATAACCGTACATCGATCTCTCCTTTCTTTTGTAACGTATTCAGCAACTGTTCAGTTGAATCTACGTCGTTGATGTTATACGCTATCATTTTGTCAATCTGGTTAAGTGGAAGAAATTCATTGAAATCTCCATCGTACTCTTGGACATTATGATAGAACATCGTTATTTGCATTTCTTTCAAACCTACACGTAACTTACTACTAAATAGCATAGTTAGTAAATCCATAGATTCGAAATAATTTGCGAACATCCATCGTCTAAATGCTTTAGTATCCCCATCTTTGGATAATACAACTGTTTGAGACAGCTTGTAGATACTATCCGTACATCTCCATATAGGAGATTTGGATAATGGTTCTCGATACATGATAATATAGTTGATTACAACATCATCGTAGCGTTTATTGTTGTATCCACAAAAGAGATAATCTCTATTGAAGAACTCAACCAAACTATCAATATCAATTCTACGTTGCGAAATCTCGAACTTGTTATACTCTCCAGTTTCAGTGTTTTTGCAAGTGCAATGAAACACATTCGGAAACACCTCAATATCGTAGACGATAACTGGTTTGTTATGTATTACCATGGTTCTAAGACTCGTTTGGTTATAGAGGGCAGTTGGGAGTCGAACCCTTTCTCGAATCTCCGAGACCACTCTGCCCTGCAACTTAAACTATAGCGAGTTGCCAACTGCAGCCTACGTTCTGCACCATTGCTTGAATCATCAGGGGCTCTGGCTTTACGATCCATACGTCTATGGCAGTGTTGGTCACGAACAATCATATTTATCAATACATGAAGGCTAAATACTTTAAAGTAAGCTTGCCACGACTTACTGCTTATATTCAAAGCACATATTTCAGCTGTTCGTGTTGTGTGGGCCATACAGGGCTTGAACCTGTGATCTTCTGATTATGAGTCAGCTGCTTTAACCACTAAGCTAAAAGCCCGGGTCTCATACTATCTTCACAGACCGTATGAGAAATAAATGAAAAAAAACTACATATTGTAACTAATGGAAAAACAAAATAACACGTAGCGCGAGTGGGGTTCGAACCCACACGACCATTACTGGCCAATGGATCTTAAATCCATCGTGTCTACCATTTTCACCATCACGCCATATAGAGCCTCTTGTCGGATTCGAACCAACGACCCCTGGAGTACAAAGCCAGTGCTCTACCAACTGAGCTAAAGAGGCAAATACACCAACCGCTGTTGGTGCTAAAACATAGCTGTTTCACAGCAACTATGTTTTTGTGGTATCATCAAATCATTGCAGAACCTTAATTTAAAGTAAAAAATGCTAATAAAAAGACAATTAACCAAAGCGACTCCTACAGGACTCGAACCTGTGATCTTGACATTAACTATGCCCTGCTCTAACCTCTGAGCTACGGAGTCAAGATACTCATATGTTCACACACCTGAGTATTTTCGTCACACGCTTGTGACACAGACTTGTTTATGAGAAATTCCGATAACTAAAAACTTAAAATCAATCAATATGCATTGTGCGAATGACAGGATTCGAACCTGCACGCTATTTAGCATAACATCCTAAGTGTTACGTGTCTACCGTTCCACCACATTCGCAAAAAGACCTATTCAACACTGTTATAGTGCCAAATAGGTCTCACGTTAGGCAGCAATCTGATGAATCATGTCCATCGTCAATGTACGACCTAACGTCTGAGTTCGATTCTGTATGTACCCGCATACAACGTTTTTGTTCATGGAATATGACAGAAGATCTTTTGCTCCTGTACGAACTAACGAGTTGTTTGCATAGTCGTCATTGTTTATACGACCAATATTGTTATGCGGATCACTAATCCAACTCACAATCTCATTCTTGTACGTGCCATCATAGTTCTTGACTCGTGCGATACACGGTACAGATGATTTGTCATACTTTTCTTTCACAAGATTACGTATGTAGTTACGTGCGTCACTCTCTCGATTCTTCCATGCTGCTGTTAGCATCTCAGGGAAGAGGTCTTGTTTCAGCATCGTATCCGTAGGACGTGGGTGCTTACGCTCCCAACGCTCCATCTTATGTTTCTCAAGAAGTTTCGTATAATCACGATAATACTCATATCGCCAATAAATACGCTTATTCTCCAACAATCCTATATCAGAGATATCACGATATTTGATATCCCAACCATAGTCCTCAACCTTCTTAGTGTGCGGAAAACGCCTATAAACGGCCGTATGGATCGTTTTAATGGGCTGACGTCCACTTGTAAGGTACGTGGGATAATTTGGCTTCTCAGGCACATTCCAGGGCTTGTACGGGGCTCCTGGAGTAGGTTTCATGTTACACAGATTCATCGCCTTATCGATGATTGTATATACGTCCCTACTGTTGTTGATAGTCATAAGGTTCATACCGTACATCATGCCAAGCTCTTTCAAAGAGAATTTGTGCAAGTTGTTAACGAACGATTGACCTCTTTTGGTTTCCAAAAAACACATTATTTTCCACAACAATGCACTCTTTGCATGACTAATCTTCCAAAACTTCTTAAACTGCTTGTCAATATTATATGTATTCATTTTGATAATGTCTTTAGTGTGTGATACATTCGATTTAAGGCCTCATACAGGCCTTCTAAGCGCATCTAACACGTCTCATGGTTAGTTGTTAAGCCGTGCTGATTAAACGCTCTCTGTGAGCTTTTTCTGCATCGATCAGAATCCCTTCTGGGCAGTCCAAAACACTAAGCTCTATCTTGTTTTATGCCGCAAGAACGGCATCGAGACTGTTGTCAATTATCTCAATCTGCGTCTCGTCGTTATACTTGGCAATTGCACTCTTGCAAGATGCCACCATCAACTCAAGCTTGTTGATGATAGATGAAATCTTCTCATGGGTAAACACCTCGTTATAACCGAGTGCCTTCTTACCCTTTTGAGCCTTCAACTGAGGTGCAAGACAGCGTTTACGAATCTCATTAAGCTTCGTAATCTGCTCCTGACACTCCTGAAGACGGAAAATGTTATAGTAATGAGACTTCATAAACTCAGAACTACTAAAACTAAGCTTGTCGTTGTTAAGATTATTGAGCAAACCTTTAATTAGGATTCGATGCTCAATCTTCTGCGTAATCTGGTTATATAGCTCCAGAAGATTGTGTGTACGAAACTTCAGAGCGTTATTACGCAATGTGTTCTCGGCCTTGATAAAAGACCAATAGGTGGCAATCTCACTATCGAGACGCTTACGAGTGCTGATAATATCATTGGCATTCAACTTCTTATTCTTCTTCATATTTGATATCTTTAAAGTAAAACATAGTTGAATTCGAGTGCCTCGTAAGTTACCTAGTTATCCCGCATGGGTTCGAACCATGAATGACAGAACCAAAATCTGTTGTGTTTCCATTTACACCACGGGACAATGTGAACTGCGTAAGCTTGACTTGTAAGATACGCATTGATCTTACAAAGGCGTATGACTACAGCATACGGAGCGCAAACGCAGTTCTTTAGGGGTGATTGTTGTTGTTTGGAGTTAGCTCTTAGTTCATTGAACATACAAACTTTACTCTTAAGATACGTATTGATCTTAAGATGGCATATGACTACAGCATATGGAACATAAGTTGTTCATAGAACATTTTGGCTTATAATGTAGGAAGTCTATTGGTTTAATAATACGATATGTTACGAGCTCACATAAAGGTATGTTACAGATACGCATTGATCTGCAACTACAGATGACTGTAGCATCTGGTTAGCCCAAGTTAATCGTCCACATGCCGTACCTTATATCCAGTAGGTTCCATGTAAAGTGTCACGAGAATGTCGCCTCGGGAGTCGTATACAGGTAGATCGGCTCCTCCAGTGAATTTTAGTTTGCTAAGAATATCCTCAGCAGACTCACGCCGTAAGGGAGTCCCCTTAGACGCCATGGGGCTAGATTCGATTGCGAAGCGCAGTGTATCGAACAAACGATCCACCACGATATTCACATCTTTCGTAGCTATCATCGCAGTAAGAATGTCTTTATTCAAACCACGCATGATTGTCTTTTGGGTATCGGAGCCCTCTGCACCAGCCATCTGGGCAATAGCCTCGTATACTCGCATACAGAACGTCTCAAATGAGATCTCCTTACTAAGGTTAAACAGATTGTTCCACCACTCATAAGAAGTCTCACCGAGATAAATTGATCCGTCATTTCGGATCCGTGTAAGCTTATAGGTCTTACCCTTCTTTACATCAGAATACACAGTCTCACTGATCTGAGGAGTGAGAAGCATCTCCTGAATATGAAGCTTACTGTTTTCGGTTATACAATTGGATGTTACACTCATAGTTACTCGACGCTAATGGATCCAACGATCGATGCGGATGTCACGGTCTTGCTACTGTCCCGTAACTCCTTCTTGTACTCCATGGCACGCTTGTTGTTGTTCTCGATCGTCTGAACAATATTGTTCTTAGCCTTGGTGAGCTGCTGAATGAGACTGTCGATTCGTGCCATCTCATTCTGGTTGTAGCGATTTACGATATCCACCACACCATCGGGATCGGCAAAGATGAGGTCCCGTCGCTGAGACTCGATAGCCTCGCCAATACTCTCCTCGGAAGCCTCCGTGAACGGTCGGTTACGATTGCCCACGGGGCATACTGCACTCATGTCCTCACCACGAGAGTTCTTGTCACCCTCGTTGATAAAGACGCACGGCGTTCCGTCACCTGCGTTCTTGAACTCGATACGATGAATATCGAAGCCCTGAATTGCGTACCGGTTGATGCCTCGGTTGAGACACAACTCCTTGTTACCCGTGTTACGAATCTGTGCGATGAGATTACCATACTCATCGTCAATTGCGTGCTTGTTAAGGCGGAAGAACCGTCCACCAAGCGTTCCACCAATGTTACTCAACTCCATACGATTACCCCGCAGAACTGCTGCGTCAATTTTTACTCTATTCTCCATGTTCGTATCCTCTTTGAGATCGTCAGTGATTGACCAACGATACGAATTATACAATGTTATTTATCTCTGAAATGGTTTATTTGTTTTAAGTCATACGTTCAAAGGATGCACACATGGTGTGCCGCTTTTATCTTCTATAGCCTACACCTTTATATTCCTTTAAGAAGCTCAATCAGTGTATTTGGGAATCCAACGGTAGGATTAGCTAAGCCCTTACTCTATAGTCACCGTCAGGAAAGCTTTGAATGATCCTTGACACTTCTGTGTATACGTATAACTCTTGAAGGTCTGGTTCAGGGACTCTTCTAGACCTCCAATAGTTTTTGTATTTCTGATTCTTACTAACAACCAAATCGTCTCGACTAATGCTCATAGTATAAATACGTTGACAAAATTTCGATTCAATCTGGCTTAACCAACGAAAATTGAAAGATCGGATATATTTTGTGTTTCCATCCGAGTTGCTTGCATAAAAGGCTAAAAGCAACAAAAGCCTATGTTTCCTCAAGATGATTATAGTAGAGACATAAATCATCCGTCTTACTCGAAAACCTACTCTGCTCTCTTCCAGTAGAGAGTACGCGAGGAGTGCGTTTCATTATCGAACATACTAAGCGTATCTACGGCTTTTTTGCCCTGACTTTGCTGTCAGTTCTTCTTTTTCATGAAATATTACTTGGGACTTCAACCCTATCGCTATTACTAATTATCACCCACTTCTTGCTTATCACAACATCCCGAGACAGGGGAGTGTGATTATGGCCGCGTTACTGAACCAAACCTGCATACGCTTTTGCACTGCGTCTCATGGGCTACGAAGCTGCCTACTAGATTCACGATATATGTTCTATAGACTCGATACACACATATTTGCTGTATGCGCTTTACCTATCTATTCGACATAGTGTATTCCATTAGTAACTTTCCGGGAGGTACAGGCAGTGTCTATCTTACAATGATAGCTTATCCGTTCTCGTTCACATACTTACAACGTATGATATAGTGAGCGTTACTTCCATCCGGAGGACATACTGTTAAACATGTTAATTAACTCTATAAATGCGTCTACGACTGTCGGTTGATTTCGTGTCAAGGAGACTGATATGATAAGTTAAAAGCATTCTGCTACGACTTGTAGGCGTTTATTCTACATTTTTACTGGCTCCAAACCATTCGTATCATAGTCTTAAAAAGTACCATATATACTTAACACTACTAAAACTTATTCGTATTAACAACTGACGGAGGTCCTTCCAACTTGGCATGTTGGTTTTCGAATCGATCAGTTCTTCTGTTTTTTATTTGCCACATTACCCTGTGACTTAGGCTGACTATCCGGCGTCACCCCATTCGCTTTCGCTTGAATACAACATTGCTTGCTAAGGGCTAGTTGTAAACTTAACATCAGACTTATGAACCCGGTCTCGTGTCGGGTAAGGCTTTCACTCCTACTACTCTCCTGCATCGAGAGTCTGGTCATTTTACTTTTATATACCGCATAAACGACCAAAGCCTGGCGGTCTCACTCTGTACTATTGCACCCCATCCCCGGTCTCCCATTCAACTGAGATCACTGGAATCGAACCAGTGGGACTTCCGTACGGCTATCCTAATGGTCACCCTATGAGTAGTACTCTCATAGTCTTCGTGAAATTCTTCGTTCCTCAATGCACGCTTTGGAGGCGTGTGACACTAAACTAAGCTATTGATACTTACATACAGGTTGGAATTGTATGTATGTCAACTCGTGTACGTTAATGCACAACTTAGTATCATTGTTGTACTTATCGATACGGTTCGTTTTGCTCTTCTTGAGACTTATGCGTCTTTTCATATACACACATCGCCAGACGGTTCTCATGTATGTACAGAGTAGGGTTGATACAACGCTGACCCTACTTACTATGAGTTTTTCACATTCATAGCATTTCATCCTACCTTTTGAGTTTCTCACCCTTTGAGAGGGCTAACATATTCTCGGATCAAGTTCGTTGGTTGTCGTTTAACGGTAGTGATTATCCTCGACCGTGTCTAAATTCATCGGATTCAGTGACAAGCTGTGGTCTTACCGATATAGTACCTATGCTAATGAGACATAACTAAAATGTACTGACCGAAGGAGACCTCGTCAATCCCTCGCTAAGCTTTTTACGTTTTTCGACCCTAAGCACGTCAATTCAGATATGCTCATAGTACTGTCCGCCAGTACTGAATCGAGGGAGAGCTTTGCACGATCCCGTGGTGTTGCTATGAACAGATAAGACTTGTTGCGAGTACGATACTTAATCTGTTTGCGTTTGGGTGCCACAACCGTCACGCTCATTGGTATTGAACTTTGCTTTGATTCAACATATACTGTATCACGTACAGTATCTCGCTGTTGAGTCAAGGCGTTAGTACGCAAATGGTTTATGTCAAAACCAGGTGCATGTGGCTGACTTGCAGACACTGTCTGAGTTGGGCCACTGATCGTCAAGTTACTGCGCATACCCTTGATTCCTAAGAATAAGAATATTATGCAGAACGACAAAACTGATATCTTACCCATAGCTTTGATAGCTTTTGAAAACAACTCTTTGAAAGCGGCTGCCATCTTCGTTGCGCATGTACTTATTTTTTGCGCGAAAGACCGAGCTTCTTCGCAGCCTTCTTCATCTTGTGCGACATCTTCAGAGTCATTTTTTTTTCTTCCTTAGATGGTTCCTCTGCAGGCGTCTCCTCAGTAGTCTCGTCAGACTCTTTGGAATCCTGTGAAGACTCGTCAGCCTTCTCAGGATTGTTTGCCTCAGAAGTCTCCTTAGACTCCTCAGAAGACTCGTCAGTCTTCTCAGTAGTCTCAGCAGGCTTCTCCTCCTCCTTCGGAGCCTCAATGAGCTCCTGGTCGAGATTTGCGATGTTGAAGTTGCTAAGCGGACTCATCGGATCTCGGAAGAGATTCGTGATGATTCCGGCAAGTTGCTTTACGTTGTCCGCAAGGTTGGTGTAACGCTTGCGGAGGTCAGTGCCTGGATAGTAGCACTTAGCGATGATTCCGAACGCCTCTTGAGCGTGCTTAACAACGATTGCATCATCGCTCTTGAGGTTATCAAGAACGTTGTCAGCAAAGTCGCTGTTCGGGTTATCGAGCATTGAGATAACGTCCTCAATGGCCTTGATGTCAGCATTGACACAATCGATGGCCTCCTTGTTGCGCTTCTTGTCTGCGCTAAGGACCTCGATGTTCTTCTTCTTCTCAGAGATACGAGCATTAGCTGCCCAATTGACAACTGCATAGCAGATGTCGGCAATCTCCTGCTCGTCACATGTCGTCTTTCCGGTCACCTTGTCACGCGCCGTATTACGCATAATACAGAATGCGGGAACAATACTATTGTGAGCCATCGTAAGACGCAGCAGATAACCACCAACACCCTTCAGAACGAAAGGACATGCGTTAGTGAAATTTGCAATGTCGAGGATGATATCCTTGACAGTACGTGCATTGATGCGGTCCTTCTCGGCCTGATCATCCTTAGCTTGGATGAGAAGCCATGAACGATAGAAGTTCACAGCGGCCTTGATATTGCTGTAGACAGCACCCTTGTTCGTAAGAAGATACTGGACGGTCTTAAAGACCTCAGTCTTGTTGTGAATCTTCGTGGGGTCGAGCTCAATCTCTTCCTGCTGGAGCTTGTTCTCGGCCTTCATCTGGTCCTTCACGGGCTTAGGAATCTGAACATCCTTAGACGTGACGGTCGTAGTACCGTCAGATGAAGACGGCAAGGCGAGAATCTTGTCTGCCTTGATGCCGAGCTCCTTAAGAGCACTTGCCATCTCAGGCAGCACTGCGGTACGCAGCTTTCCTGCGAACGGGGTCTTAGAGAATGTCATCTCATTAGCCCATGCTGCGGCAATGGCAATCATGTTGACATGATTCATGTTGTCAACAACACCCTGCGAAATGTCGAACTTCTGAATAAGATCAGGAGAGTTCTTGAAGTATTCGTGCGTCATCCTGATCAGGTCCACCTGATGATTAGGATCGAGGCCGTTCGCCTGTACATCAGTACTTGGCATGAGCGGCAAATCGAGCTGTGGTGGGGCCATAGGAATCTTCACTTCGGGCTCAGGTGTGGGCGTCTGCTCAACCTTCTGCTCGTCGTTCTCAACTTGAGCCTCAGGGCTCGTCTTAACCTCATTCTCCTCCGGCTTGGTGTTAACTACGGGAGGTGTTACAACTTTGTTGTTCTTCTTGTTCTTCTTGCTCATTTTGATAATGATTTAAACTGTTAAACTTAATTTAATGAATGAACTTATCATCTATCCTCACGGAAGACTCTAGGTTCATGATGTGTCAAAGTACTTAAACACTAATCCTGGGTTTAAGAGATTGACGAAATTCCCCCTGACAGTAATGTCAGAGCTACTTGCAGCATGAGATACTGGAATGATGTCGTAGTGATAAGATTGCTTCTGACTCATCGAAGGCTGCTCAAAGAGAGCAATGTACACTGGGGCAATGTCTGCAACAATGGCTGACTTTTGCACCCCAGCGTTCATCGACGTGAAAGCTTTCTTCTCAACATCACCAGTCCCCTTAACCTTCTCACACGAAGAGAAGATAGCTGCACCAATGGCACCAATACCGAAACAGGTAATGAGCAGCCAAAAGAGCTTTGCTGAACGCTTTGATCGACCAATGGCGAAAGCGAGAAGCACAGCTACGATGCAATAAATAAGTAGACTCATTTTGTTAATGTTTAAAAAGTTTACGTAATTCCTTACGTGTCCTAAATAGGACTGATTTTACAGTACCTAGGGGCACGAATAAGGCTTTGGAAATCTCATCGACTGTGTAACTATTACAATAATATAGCTCGTTTATACGACCTTGAGGATGTGGTAGGGTTTTAAAGTAGTCCACAGATTCCTGATAAATCAACCGATTGATCAGATCGGTTTCATTAACTTCTTTCTGTTTCGGTACAACCCAGTCCTTTTCAACATCTTCTGTAAATCGGTGTTTCGAACGTAATCGTAAATAATCCACAGCAACTCGATTTGAGATAACTCTCAACCATCCACCAAATGATTTATATTCAGTGAAGCTTGGGAGTTTCTGGTAGACCTTAAGAAATACAACATTTGTTAAATCACGTGCCTCGTCCATGTCTTTTACATATTCGTAAAGCACATGATCTACAAAATGTTTATATCTCTTGAATAGAGCAGTGAAGGAATTCGGTTTTCCTTCTTTCGCGTTCTTAACCAGAGTTATTTCTTCTGGAGTAATGTCTGGTAAGTTCATACACAATCTGCACTTTTGTGTGCATTGTAAACAGGAGGGCCTCAATCTGCCTACTCCCTCCTGTCTTCAGGGTTAGAATGGAAGTTCTTCATTCTCTATTCTGTAGAATTCACTCCATATGTTTCTAGTCATATTCGTATGAATTAAGAGCTTTTCTTCTTTAGTTAAATCAAGCTTATTCAGCTTAGATGTTGCTATACGAAGTAACACTCCTATTGTGAGATAGCTGGCTCTTCCAAGCTCACACAGGATATTCCTGAGTAACCATTGGTTGAAGTCCCATGTCTCTGTAAACATATGATTAGTAATAAAGGTTGGTGGATACGGTCCGAACGTCTCATTTCGATTTATCGTCACTAAATGAGAATGTTGCTTTACATACGACAAGAGTAGTTCGTAACGATCTCGTAATGAGTTGTTCTTATCCTTGATAGTAAAGATATGATCTATTAACATAGAGCTTGCCTATCAAATCCGTTTATTAAATCACAGATGGTATCCACCGAAACCTTAAATTCTTGTACAAGAGCTCGAATAATCTTGGTACTAGACACTCCTTGCTGAGTGAGCAAGTAGTACTGTTCCTTGATATCGGTCTCCCTATCCATTGGGAGTTCAAGCTTTCCTGTTGTATGGAATTCGTTCTTTGCAAAAACAGAATAGTTCATGCCACGCATAGGTGTAAAGGTCCACATCTCAGGGAACAGCTCAATATTAGCCAGTATCTCTTTTGATGCTTCTCTTAATTTGCGCTTCTTGAGGAAATACCCCAAGTCAAAACCTCCGTCTAATTGTAACGTAGGAAACAGACCTTTCACCACGATTATGATGAGGTCCGTGTCGCGTTGACACATATATGTGCCTGCGCTCAATGGGAATTGATTACGTACCATGTTTTATGTGCTTTAGAATTATTTTTACTATATCTTGAGTTAACTTGTATTTCGACTCCAGTTCTTTGATAGTGTCTTCTTCTGATTTGTATAGCACATTATGATTTATATCATATATGTTTTTGAAAACAGGATACATTCTTTGTAGATATTGTACCCATTTATCAGCTATTTTGAATCTTTCGAAGACATCTTTATCTAAATCTGGAAAATTAATACTTGTCCAAAACGTATGAAAAAACATTCTTTTCGGTATGTTGTGAATACTGTATCCATGTTGTTTAAGTATGTTTGCATGTTTCCATGACCATACTCTCACGTCTTCAGCAGTCACAGCCTGTTTTAAACCAAGAGCTTGCTTTATAGCAAGACTTCTTTGTTCTACAGGCACATGTTTTACAAACTTGTTATATATGTGCTCAATATAATTATTTTTGCACTTACAAATTTGTAAAGCAATATCAACATGTACAGGTAATCTGTCACGTATCATTCCTCGGAAACCTTTTGATGAGTGTTTCATATTGATTCTGTTTTAGTTGGGCGTGGGGGATCGAACCCCATACAGTCCTATTACTCGCCCATGACACTTTGGTAGTCGAACCTGATTAGCACTTACGCTACGTGAGTGTAATCTACGATATTATAATCGCCAGTTGATGTTTAATGCGCAGTTAACGGATTTACTTCCTCATACAATCAAAACCAGTTAGGCCCATAAAATGAGTAACTATTCTCACGAACCGTTACCCTGTGAACTACGATAATAAACAATTAAAAAACATTAATTAAAAAACTTATGGAATTCGTGGACCTAGTGGGATTCGAACCCACGTCTTGTATGATTAACTCATCCCCACACATAGTTCCATAGAGAATGGCCAAACTCCCTATGGATGCAGTACGCTACGAAATACTGCGATAGTTAGAGATTCCAAAACTGATTCAGGATTCTGTTTGGGCCAACTATATTTTCTTTGATAAAACACACTTCAAGCCAACGGCGTGCTCCGCCAAGTTGTCTTAAAGACTTATAGTTCTTGCATGTTCGATCATTTGATACGACAGTAGTTTATCCACCCCTGTTAGAGTGTTTTCGTCCCACATTGGCTCATGGCTCTGTGTGATAAGTCAATTCTTATGCTTTTAAAAATATTTTTACGGCTTCAGCAATCATGATCCATCTGCGGTCATATTGAGGAATACATCGGGTTTGTTATATTCAAAAGCGCTCATGGCTCTTAGGCTCTTGAGTTGGACTTTGTAGTTCTATTTACAGATACTATCTGATGATAGATTACCACTTGTAGTACTCGCCAAACGCGAGGCGCACCTTGTTCATCTCCTTGTCGAACTGGTCATCGCACTTGCGACGGAGCTCGTAGATGTCGTCGTTGATCTTGCCCTCCCAGACATCGTAGTCGGTGATGTCGATACACGGCTCGAACTTGTCACCAAGCTTGACCTTCTTGTCCTCAAGCTTGTTGTCCTTGCCAGGCATCTTGAGAGTCATCTCATCGCCCTTGACCTTGTGATGATCAAGGAACTCACGTGTGACCTCGAAGCCCATCAAGAACTTCACAAAGTCTGAACGACGGACCAACTCCTCCTTGGTGATCTCCATCTCGCGCTTGCGACGACGAACATCGATGAGGGTCTTTGCCTCCTTGAATGAAGCACGCGAGAAGCGCGTCTTCTTCATCGTCTTGATGCGCTCATCCTGCTCGTTCTTGAGCTCTTCCTGGATCTTTGTAGCCATCTCAGAGTTACCGAGGTTCTTGGCGTTGATCACGTCCATCACGTTGTCGCTGGTCATTACTACTGGGGTTGTTGCCTTTGCAGGCTTTACACTGTTCTTGTTTGCCATTTTTGATAAATGTTTAAAAGTTAACTAATGCACATATTTGTCTAAATCTTCATCAAACACTGTGCTATGTCTGAAGGATCTGTTGTACGGCGTCATTTGTTTATGACGTTTTGCCTTCACAGGCTGACTGTCTTTACGATAGTCCTTGTACGATCTACTCATACTAACGAAGCTGGTGTATCTTTGCCAGATCACGGATGATGTTGATAACCTCTTTCGTGATGTTGTACTTCTCACGAAGTTCAAGAGGTATCTTGATAAACACGTTGTCTCTGCTGAGCACTATGAACGCGTTGCGAAGCGCTTTTGACGCATCTGCATCGCTATTCAGGTGTCTCACGAGTGCTACGTTAAGTGCTAGTGTGATTACCGCAGCATTGCCAGTCTTGAGTTTGTCCTCAAAAACACTGCCAATAATCTTTGCGGCCGCCTCTTCAGGTGATACCACCATTGCGGGCTGACCATCTTGGCCGTTGTCATTAGCAACGTGCTTAGCAATAATCTTCGTGATGTCGTCTTTGTTGAGAACGGCTACAGTCGGATAATTCACGATCCCATCAGCACAAAGACTAACGAATGCTTTGACAATCCTGTTCTGATCTTCAATACTCGGCATCTTGCCATTGTACTCCACAACGACAATATACTTTGCCGGTTTGCGGAGGAACTCTACTCTTTTACTCATAGCGAGAAGTGTTTATAAGTTGGACTTTGACACCATCAATGATAGTGTCTTTTGTATCACACACTATAGAATCTATCGTGTGTTTCCTTCGCAAGGCTGAATAAACATCCTCACGATCGAGAAACTCTCGTACAATATCCTTTTTAGTGAATGATTCGTTCTTTGACGAAACAACAGTTGCAACATTGTACAAGTCTTCAGGCGACATTGCCTTAAAGATGATACTATCGCAATAATTGTCGTTGACCTCGTCGTTGACCCAACTCAAGAAGTCCGTTACTCTGGACCACTGTTCAGCCGGTTTTGAAACCACTGTTGTGGTATCAACCGGTGTTACGTCGGGCTTATGCTCGCATGATGACGTTGACAACGCCATACTTACGACCACAGCCCACACTACCGCTACAATGAGCGATGCTTTGATGAAATGTTTCATTTTGATAATGAATTAAATTAAACATATATGTTCGTTCACTCTGTATTTATAGAGGCTTGTGACTCTCATCTTTCGATGGCTACGTTAAACGAAATCCCCCATAGAGTGGGAAAGCTCTATGAGGGATAATGTTAATCAGTTAGGAACTAAATTGGTTTAAGACGTAGATCTCCAAACATATTTGTTAGTTCTCTAAGTCTATTTTTGGTTACTTTACGTACATACAGTCTGTATTTGGGTTGTCCAGCCACAATGACCCTTTTGTACGCATGTACTTCAAGAAGTTCTGACCTGCCATGATTGTATGGAACTATTAGTTTCAACAACATGGTTTTATCTTCTACGAAGTCTTTTTGTAACCACTCACGCATACTTTTCACAGGATTTACATGAATCTCAATCTCTTGAGATCCAATATGCTCAGCAACGGCTTTGTTTGCTGCTGCATATGTGATCAGACTTACGCTTAAATAATGTACTCGCATATTATTGGATCGTGTATAAATGCCCGTTAATCTTTGAACCTGTTTTCTTTGTATATTCCTCAATCTGCTTTTTCAACAACACAGCTTGTACAACTGTTAGTTTACTTGCGATTAGGATAGAGCTACCACCTATTCGTAAGAATAGTTTTGATGTTGGGTTACCCTGCTTGTCCGTCTTAGCTATTTTCATTGCATTTGACTCATTATTGCGTCTAGTTCTTGATTTGCCTCTACGCAATCACACATGATACTTTGTAATAATGACATTAACTGTTCAATATCACTCGATATGTTAGTAATCTCCTCAACTGAAAGTTCTTTATCAGGCAGTGGAATCTCAAGATGAAATTCAATGTCTGTTATCCAGAAACGAATACCTTCACGTTTCATGAATATGCTCATGAAGTAGCAAAGATTTTGTTTTCTGTATTCTTCGTGAATCAGATTTAAATTGTGTACTATTTTACAGTACAGTTTATCCTGATGGATAACGGTTTCCGGATTGTAGTTTATAGAACTCTCATACAGTTCTTGATCTTTTTCATCACTCATGACACTTGGTTTTATTGTAATCACTTATGATGTTGCTTATGCGATTGAATTTCGCATACACATCGATCAACAACTTAGCCAGCACAGTGCACATCTCCTTGTCATTGATCACATGCTGCATTTTCTGACGCGTGTGATAACTTACTTCAATGACAATTTGATTGTTGTCTGCACCCTTAATCTCGATGTTCGTGTTTTTTACGAGTACATAGTTGATTGCACCGATTACAGGTCTCAGCAAACCTGGATCCTTGATGTCTTTGTCTCTTGTGACATTGACCATCTTCTTCACATCGATAAGCGTCTCGTTCATCGCACAACCCTCCCTGATTCTGCTACGAGGCACAGATTCTGTCCTCTGTAGATGTTCATCACTATGACAATATCCTCCTTGTCAAAAGGAGTCTTGTCAAGACCAGCTTCTACGATGAAGCCTTCGTTCACACCACAGATGTTGTCGTTCTTGTCTGCGATGAATGACACATCTATCTCATCACCAAAGGGAGTTTCGTAACGTAACAGAGGTGCAATAAAACCACTGACCTCTGTGGCACCAAACTTATGGCCAAAGAACTCACGTAGTTGGTGTTTATTCATTACGCCATGATTTCCGTTACGATGACATGCAACTTTACGATTACGCTTGTTGCTCTTACGACGCTTGCCATACGTCTTCTTTTTGCTTTCGATTTCCATGTTTTATTGATTAAAACTTGTTAGTATGAAGTGACTGGGGTTATTCCACAAGATTTCGATATCTTGTTGAAAGCTTCGCAATACTTATTGTATGCGATACCTTTTCTACGTTTCATCTCATCAGGTCCGTTATAGTACGGATCGAAGTTGTCGTAGAACTGAGTTTCACTGAGAAGATTCTCCGTTGCTGCTACATACTGTTTGTATGCATCAAGAGTGTCTTTGTACTGACTCTTGTAGTAACGGCTCATCTCTGCGATTTCCCGGTTCATATCATCAGTCATGTTCATTTGTCCAGCAGAACAGCCAATAAATACACTGATTATGGCTGTTACGATTACTATAACCTCTTTGTTCATTGTTTTGAGTGTTTAAATGTTGTGCAGTCCTATTTAGAACGCCGGACTGCTTGGCGTATACATCATTATCGTTTCCTTTTAACAATGTATTTGGTTTTGTATCGTATCAAACCAACAATGATGCCGTTCTTAAGACGGATAGCTAATGATGGTTCAATTTGATTCTGTTTACATGCGTTGATGTACGAGAGAACAGTCTTAGAAACAGGGATTAGTTCTGAGATATTCTCTTGCTTATCGTTGTAAACTGCGTAGTAACGAACTGCACCTTTGTCTGATGTTTGAGATACAATTCGTTCGATATTCTGATACTTCACGATAGCTGTGTCATATTGTGCTGTTTGAGCACATGCACGAGTCACGAAAAGCATGAATATGAATAATAGGATCAAGAGTCCTATTTTATGACCAGGATCTAACCGATCATGATCATCTTTTTTCGGTTTCGGTTCCATTTTGAGATTACTTGTTAGGTTGAATATTTGTTTATCCGTAAGTCCAAAGTCATATGAGGCTTCTTTGCTCGAAATAAACATTTTTTCTGCAGCCATAGTCTCATGATCATCTGATATGAAGAATTTTGTTCCTTTTGGAATAAATGCTTTTACTGGTACCAGATTGAACATGTCTATTTGATACTTATCGAATGGAGAGAAACGGAGCCTTGTATAAGCATGCACCAAGCCTGAACGAAGGTTTTGCGTGATATGGTCTTTGTCAAGTACCCACGCACCTTTTGCGTATAGAAATTGATCTAATAACACAGGCGTATGTGTGTATACAGTGTCATACCCATTATACTCGTTTATCTTCAACACCTTCACAACTGGAATGTCGATAGGAGCTATGTATGGCTCACGTTGACTTGTAACTAAACACATGATAACCTCATTCCATCTGTTCTTTTTGTTCATCTGCAAGGATGCTTTCGACATACCTCACAACTTTCTCGTATTCTCTACCAGATTTTTCACTATCTTGGTAGGCCTTCTTTATCAACTCTTCACCAGTACCATGAAAACACCCAACGTGCCATGCGGTTTTACGTTCGATGGCATCCCGCAACATTTGTTCGATATTCATTTTGTTCTTTTTTAAATTTGACTATCTGCAATGTTATACGAATAGGCCATGCAGGGATGACCTTTCGGCCGTTCCCCGAGGCGATCAGCGTGCTTCCGTGCGCGTTTGCGCAGGAGGCAGCTGTTGCAAGCTGTCGATGCCAGCAAGTTTGTTGTAGGCGTCGCAGAAGCGTCGGTATGCGCTTGAGACTGCGTATGCCTTGGCGTCGTCGCCGTCGTAGAAGGGATCGACTGAGTCGTCATCGATGCCGAGAGCTTCGAGCAGTGTGAGTGTTCGGTCAGCGAATTCTCGGTAGATAGCGAGAGAGTCTTCAGCGGTTACGCATCGCTTTTGGTAGGAGTAAGCGGCTGCGTTTCCGTCAGTTGTGCCAATAGCGTGGCCAGCTACGAAGCCTACAAATAGGCAAATAGCTATGATTGCTGTAAGAGCAAGGGAGTTCTTCATTGTCGTGAGTGTTTAAGAAGATGAATGAGGTCGTATTTAGAACGCCCGACCTCGATAGGCGTGATGGAGTGGTTATGCAGGATTATCGTCGCTGTCAGCTGGTGCAATGCTGTCAGATTCGTACTTCTTGTAGAAACCTGCGTGCAACAGTGACGTTACGCGCTCGGTGGGAGAGAAACCTCTGCGATAGTTCTGGTCCATGTCTTTCCAGGTCACGACCGTGAATCTGGATTGAGGAACAGCGTTCTCACGAGGCTGACCGTTGTCATCGCAAGCGATGTACTGGTCCGGCATCTCAACTTCTTCGACGAAGACGTTGGGAAGAACGTCAGCGGGGAATGGCTTGGATGCATCTTTCAGCTTAGCAGGTGCCCACTGAGGACGACCCCAGGCATCTGGATCTGCAGGAACGCTGTCTGCGTAGTGCTGGCAGAACAGGTCGACGAGGTTCTTGTCGTACCGATTCGGTACGAGAACCATCTCGATGGTTTGACCAAAGATTGGATCACGTTCGTCCTTCAGCTTAACGCGAACAACCTTGTTACCTTTGGCTTTGCCTTCTTTCGTTACCGTGGTGATAGTCACCGATGTGATTTTTCCGTTCATGATTTTGTGTGTTTAGCTGGGCAACGACCTCGCTGCCCTTCTTGCTGTGGATACTGCAGGAATCGAACCTGCGCATTGTCGCTATCATCTGACAAAGTACCATAGTATCCGAATGACCCCGAAGGGCCATATATTAATTTACATACTTCTCATCGAAGATTTTAATGACAGAGTGTGCAAGTGCCCTGCCACATACCCTTCACGATCCTCATGCTCGTGAGAGTCTTCCGCGTCATGCACATCGCGTGAGCCTATATTATGCATAAATATAATTATGGCTAATCCACAGAAAAGAACGAGGTTGGATAAGGAGACCAAAGGTCGACCCCCGGGGGTACCTTGGGTGCGCCAACCCGTAGGGGAGGTGCTATGGGAGACTTTCTCGTTTAAAGACTTTGGAGACTTTCTCGTTTAAAGACTTTCTCGTTTAAACATGTTCAAAATAAAATTTTAAATTATCACTTTCTCGTTTAAATATACATAATATGAAAAATTTTACTTTCCCGTTTAAAAATAAAATAAAAAAAATCCAACCCGAAGGCTGGATTTCTTATTATTGTATTAGCGTTGGGGTGTCAGAAGGTGCAAAGACTATCGTATTATCAGTGCGTGGTGTATTCACAGTATGAATACGGTTTCCTTGTAAGAAATCACGTTGATAAGCATTTATCATATCGAGAGCTTGCTCGGCAGATTTTTTCTTTGCACCGAATCTACTCATAAAATAGTTGATAGCAGCATCTCTTTGATCGCGAGTCAAATCACTTACAGGAACCACTTTTCCGTTCGTAACTCTGTTTATAATGTTATTATATTCAGCATGCCATTCTTCTGGATTAGACATCCATGCCTTAGCTTCAGGAGAAACTTTTCTGTTTTTAACGTTGTTGTAATGTGTTTCGTATTCCGGAAGCTTACGTAAAACAGGATTCATTTCGTAATATGATAATGTTTCCACACTCAGAGGCTACATAGAATTAGATACCTCTCCTTTATTAGTAGGCGCACCGTCACTGCTATAACTCTACGAGTAATTGTCCGCCCTTGAATGTAGAGCATGTGTTGCTTCATGTGAAATCATGCCTCTTCTATATACGTCAAATGGGTTTACTATCCTACTATAAGCACCCTTGAACATTGGTGTCATCACCGTATTTGTAAGTGGGTTAAAATATGCATAAAGTTCATCATCAGGCGCATTCTACATTTTAAATTTCGGTTTTACGTCTCCAAAACCAGGATACAGGTCTTTGTTGATATATTTATCCACAAGATCGTCATATACAGTATTGAAGTATTTAGATTCTTGTTCTGCACGTTTGAGCATAGCTTTAGTTTTTGATCCAAACACATAATTCCCTCTAGCCATTTCATACGGTGCAATTATGGGATATCGTAGCATATCTGAAACATAAGAATTGGGTATAGCCGCATACTTCAACAACGAACCTGCGCCACCACCTAATAACATTCCAACTGGTTCAGCATACGGTTTCATATATTCAGGAAGCACATCTTGTTTAGAAATTTGATTTCCAGCAACACCGCCAACTATAGTACCAATTGTTGGATAAACTGCGTCGTTTAATATCTAAAGCTTCTTACTATATTCTGGAAGCGGTTCACGTAAATAGTCTGCAACAGGGTCTAATATCTTCTAAGCGTTTAATTTCATTGCGGGCATATAATATCCGGGGTTCATCGCACCGCCCGTAACTTGACCGATAATATCAGATGTACCCTAACTTAAACCGATTCTTTGTAGTACAGGACTAAACAATCTCTAACCTGCTTCTGAATAATCATAACCTGTTGTTGCTTTCAATGCTGCATCAGCACCTAATCCGTACAATACCTGATTTGTAAACTATTGCACAGCTGGATTACCACCAAGTACCAACCCTGCTCCGTATATCTCAGGTAGCCATAGCGGTGCTGTAGCAGTTCCAATGGTACCCATTATAACCTTATCAACATTTCCAGCAGTCTATTGCATTCTACGCTAACCATATTGTCTCCAATAATCTGGTGCGGCTTTATTGATCTATCCGTTTGTTTTAGGATCGTATTTAACAGTTACTTCATCTAATGGATGTTCAACGTTGTACGTATTACCAGATGCATCAGCCCACTGACCTGAATCATTCATATACGTATATGTTGGAGATCCATTGACACTGTTTAAGAAAGCTGGCAACCACTAATTACCAACCTTCATTACTTTATTTGTTTGTCTTATTTTAGGCATAATAAAAAAGAGCCTACTTAACGTAGACTCTGAATAAATTTGTTTAAGTATGTATTTGATCTTAATTGCATTGCGATTGATCTTAAATACGCGTTTATTCAACGCGTATTTGATCTACGAAATCAATCAGATAAAGATGCTCTTTTCCATATATCTGATCTTTTGGAACAGTATTCATAATCTTTCTGTTGTACTTTTTAGCTTGAGACTCAAGAGATCCTTTGAAGTAATTCTTGAAAGACATTGTACCGTGTAACTCGTGACAATTACCGCTCCAAGGAGCATCCTTAGCAAATAGATAATCTCTGTTGTATAAACTATCATTGTTGTTACAAATACCATTCGTCCATTCTTTGTACGATTTTATTCCAACTCTCCATAGGTTAGGGTATAAATCACATAATGAACAGAGTTGGCTTGTGCTTTCTGCAATAAACCTTCTCTCAACATCTTTTGATCCTTTTTCGAGCCAAATTCGATAAATAGCATCTGGATATCGTAACTCAAAGAAGTGGCATATCGATGATATTGTTGCAAATGTTTCATTAAACTCAGCCGCTCCGTGACACACTCTCCATCTCCGTCCGTCTCTACAAACACGTACATCAAACATACGAACTCCATGTTCATACTGTTCGTCCAAACTCATATTCTGAGCTTTCCATGTTCTACGTATTAAAGACTTATTGTATATACCCTTAGTAGCCTTATGGAACGTATAACTATCATGTGATCCTATCATACCTCAGTTGCTTTTAACAGTTCTATGTATTTGTTTCGTAACTCATCATCTTTAACTGGATCTAAGATCTTATCCCAATCCAACACAGATGGCTCATCTTTTGTCTCAGCCTCGTACTTAGCAATAATAGCTTGTTTCGTATCTTCATCAAGCTTATCATTATCAGCTGATATAATTGATGCAAATGCTATATACATAAGCTGTTTAGACAACGAAGTATTTACATCAATGTTATTTGTATGTTCTATATTATCCATGATTTTTATTTTTAGATTTTTTCAATGGTACAAACGCATATTCGCACGCATATGATGATATCATTCTTTTCTTTTTGTTTTTATTTTTATCTGCAGCTGGATATTTGCCAACCTCAAACAGGTTATCTGATGTGTATAACTTACCTATTGGCACTAACTCTATCGGTTTACCTGTGTACCAAACCTCGCCTGTTATATGAGCATTTGGACATTGTTTTTTCGTAGGTTTATGAACTTTTATCTTCTAATTAACTGGCACATACACTACGTATGAATAGTTAAAGCGAAGTGTGCCTTGCGCAGCCAAACATCCTATCAACGAGTCACTGAAGCATAATCTAGGAGTTTTGTTATCTTCATGACCATTCTCGGTGAGACCATTGATAGGAATGGTTGGTGTCATCGTTATCTTATCTGCATAAAAACTATCAATCCTGTATAACATTGTTTAGTATATCTGATATTTGATGTGCTATTAGTTGAGCATCTGGATGAGCTCCTTTAGCCAATCTTAACTTTAACATTTTATCCCAATCATCTATGAATCCTGTTATAACAAACTCAGTCTTAATTCCACAAGGGAGAAGATCCCTAGCTCGTTCAGCTTTGAGACCTTTGGCTAATAGAGCTTTGTATACGGATTCAGATGCTACTATGTGATCTTTAAACAACTTCTTTGTCTCAGCATCATACGTATTCCAGTCAGACGGGTATATATATTCAAGGTCTCCGTTATACGTAACATACCTTGTACTCTCTTGTAGGAATGAAAACACTCTATGTCTCATAAATGATTGAGAATTAATCCTGTTACATGTAATCCTAAATGAATAACGTTTTACATGGAGTTTATGAGGCTCTGTAAGGTATTTAAAATCGTAAGTCCAACCATTTTCAATGATTACTCGATAGTTTGTTGTGATGTACGCGTTTCCATCAAACTCGATAACTCTAGAGTACTTATTATCTTTGTACATCTTAACCATTCCCTTATACAACTTCTCAGTTTTAGGTATCGTCAAATAGATCGTAGCATGTTCTAATGCGGCACCATGGTTGTACGATATGAGTTTATTAGTAAACGCCTCAGCTGTTGTAGAACGCCCGTTCTCATCAAAAGACATATTCTTCTCTGATTTGTACGAAGTTCTACCAGCAAGCTCAACCATTTCGTATATACCGAGTTTGTCGTACTGCTGAGTAAGTAATTCAACATGTGGTTTAATCATCTTCATAATCAACGTTGTTATATATTCTTAATAACTTCTTCTATGCCTGTATCATACGATCAACAGATTTTACATATTCAGGATCTGTTGCTGTTGATTTTAGCCTAGACGTGCGCTACATATTTTGTGCACTCTTTTGTTTCTGGTCCGTGTTCTCCTTGTGTGACATAGTGATATGATTGATTCTATTTAAACTCGTTGTATTTTCTATATGCTTTGCTTCGTATGTATCTATCACTATCTCGATGTATGTGTTTTAACATAGACTCTCCTGTAACGCATCCTGAGACTCCTAGGTTGCAAATATTGTCTAAAAAAGATAAAATTCCATCTTCTCCAAACTATTTTTTTAATATTCCATATGTCTCTGTGGCTTGTACAACATAAGGATTGTGTTTATCGTACATGGGATCAACACCAGCTATATACGAAATATTCATAGGAATCTTGTGTATATAGAAATATTTGCATGTATCTGTTACAGGAACTGATTTCTACTACATAGATAAGAAATCCGCATAATACAAAATAGCACTTAATTCAAACTTATTCATGTTATCTAATATAATCTAATTAGTCTCATGAGTCTATGTAGGGACGTAAGAAGTAATATTATATAGTCTTACTTTCCTAAGGAGACTCATGTTATATTATATATAGTCTTACTTATTATCATGAGACTCATGTTATATTATATATAGTCTTACTTATTATCATGAGACTCATGTTATATTATATATAGTCTTACTTATTATCATGAGACTCATGTATATATTATTAGTCTTACTATTCTACTTAGACTCATGTTATTATATTAGCTAATATAATCTAATATAGTTTATATATAATATAATATTCCCCCGAAGCTCTCGTGGCTGTAACGTATTAACTAAGCGTTTTGGTTTCATGAGATATGAAAATTTTTATAAAAAAATAATTTTTTAATATTTTTGCAACCAAAATGCATACTTCATACGTTACTGCCCCAGTAATTTAAAACAACAGATTGCTATGACAAAGAAATTAGAAGTGATTGAACCGTTCTTCGGACTTGAACTTGGTGATGTTATGACTCTCTCTGATGATGAGAAGTCTTATGTTGCAGAGTATAATTCTGCATACAAGGAGAATGATGATGATGATTCTTCTGTAAAGGCTACTTATTCGTCTAAGTGCTCAATCTCTGTCGATTATGCAAAAGAGCTTATTGACGAGGGCATGCTTAAGGAGCTCATTGATAAATCAGAGCCGTTTATAAATGTGTTTGATGAGATCGATTCATTGATCGAGAAGTATACATACGACCTGAACAATGTTGATACACAGGATATGCCTGAATGCATGAAGGTTGAACAACGTACAGTGATGCTTAATCTCATCAAAGTTCTTAACTATTTAAAAGGTCTTAAGAAGTAATGGACTATCAAAAAATTGATCAGAAGCCTTTGGCTATGGATGTGAGTGATAAGATCAAATATGAGTTCTTTGACAGCTTTTTAGTAAAGCCGCTTACACCAGTAAAGGTCAAGAAGGAATTCAGTACACCGATTGCGACAGATAAGCCCAAGGCTGATAAGAACGGAATCGAGGCAACTGATTATGATAAAGTAAAGAAAGAAGTTAAAGAGGTTGATTCAGACTATTTAACAGGTATTGTACTTAAGGTTCCATACAGATATACTAAATGGATGGAGAACGAGAAGAGTTATGATCTTCCTCCGATACATGTTGGAGATACGATTTTCTATAAAGCCAGACACTTTGAGTACTTTGATCTTGTTAAAGATTCTCATCTAGTACGACAATTTGACATTATCGGAAAAGTTCATGATTGATGTTAATAGTTTGAGCAATCAAATATCTAAAGAACTCAATGTTGATAAAAACATTGTCAACGATGTTATACACCAGGTATTTGATTGTACAGCAACGATTATGAAAGACCCGAATGATCAAAGAGATATATTGTTTGCTAAGTTATTTAAATTTAAATTAAAACCAAGATTTAAACATGAAAACGATTGCAGCAACGTATAATTCAGATGTACTTATTGTCGATACAGAAACCGCTAACATCGAACCGCTTGATGTACAAAGGAATGCGTGCAACAGAGTATACATGGCTCCTGAAGATATGCATTTCAAGTTCGTAGATCGCGATAGGAGTATTGAAGAGTTCGATGTTAAAGCTGGTGATATTATACTTGCGTTTTGGGACACAGATTTCCCACACAAGTATATAAAGATAACATCTGACGAGTGGAAAGAAAACCTCGATAACTATAATAAACGAATAAAAGAACTTAAAACAATTAACGATGAAGTCGACGAAGCCTGTTAAGAAATATGTGATCGTAGATCTTACAAACATTGAGAGCCCCAGTGATGTATATGCAGCTTTTGTAGAGGCTAAGTGTGGTGTAGAGCCTATCACTAAAGAGGAGATGTTCAACTATGCTATGCACGTCACAGAGCTGATGAACTCAACCATTGTCAAGTTATGTGCTTCTCTAGTAGATTATCTTGATGCACTGATTGATACGATTGAGAGTGTTTATGATAATCAGGAAGATCCTGATGACCTTGTGATAAAGCGAGAAGAGGAGAAGGAAGAGGAAGAGAAGGTTGAGAAGAAGCCTAATATCTTCAAGCGTTTCTGGAACTGGATCACACGTAAGAAATAAATAGTTGGTTACTAAAAACCATGCAGTGGCACACAACACTGCAATGCGGGAGTAGCTTATGAGGTAGAGCAAAGTGAAGTCTGGAATAATACCAGATTGGATCCTTATGGAAGCAGGTTCGAGTCCTGCCCCCAGCGCAAAAAAACTACAATATGTGGCTAAAAGAATCTAATAGACCAAAACATTTGTTGTACGCCATTCCTGCAGCATTTGTTGGTACGATATTATTCAGTACAGGTCTCGCGTTTGGGATGGAATTTAAAGATAAACAATGGGGAGGTAAGTTCGATTGGCTTGATATAGCTGCTACAGAAATAGGTGGTTTAATCGGACAAGCACTTCAAATAGGACTTATCGCATTGATAATTAAATTATAAAGTTTAATAATTAACCTCCTTAAGAAAGAGATTAATACTGCCCTATGGTGTAGTGATAGCACGAGAGGCTCTTTGGTGGAGCTCTACTTGGAAACGAGTAGATGAACATCCCGCTAAGTCGGTGAACGTCTCAAGTAGATAACGCCGAGCTATGTTAATACAGAGTGTAGAGACTTTACACGGGATACCTAAACGTAAACGCATGGTAAAGACAAAGTCCAGCCAACAACGGAAACGGCCATGGTGACATGGTGTTGGACGAACCCTCACGGTCCGGGTTTGATTCCTGGTGGGGCAACTAAAATATAATAAGATGGAAATTAAATTCAAGAAACTTTCTCATAAGGCTGTAATGCCTTCAAAAGCACATAAGACAGATGCTGGTTTTGATTTAACTACTACGGGTATAACGACAGAGTTGAATGAGTGTGGTCAGCTGGTGATCGTATATCATACAGATCTTGCATTAGAGATTCCTGAAGGATACTTTGCTCAGCTGATGCCAAGATCATCTATTGCAAAGAAGTCATTACGTCTTACGAATAGTTGTGGTGTGATTGATTCAGGTTATCGTGGCGAAGTGCTTGGTAAATTTATAGCAACTACAGATGTTGTTCCGGCCGTATACAAGGTTGATGATAAATTTGCTCAGTTAGTGATCTTGCCTGTTCCTGATGTAGAGTTTGTTGAGTCTGATAGTCTTTCAGAATCCGATCGAGCTGATGGTGGTTACGGATCTTCTGATAATGCACAGACTGCTGTAGACTCTGATGCTAATACATCTAACGACAGTGAGCCTGTTGTTTCAGAACAGGATAGGCCTATCATGATGCAGGGTCCTTCTAACATGCAAGGTCCTTCTGCAGAATAATATATAACAACAACCATCAAGGTTGTTTGGAAGTTTAGCTCAGTTGGTTTAGAGCGTCTGCCTTACAAGCAGAAGGTCGATGGTTCGAATCCACCAACTTCCACTGTCTTCATAAATGATTTTTTAAATTAAATTTGCGTTACTCCAACTTCGGTTGGAGTAATTGCGTATATACGTATATATAAATATGATTTATTCAAAGCTTAGACGTACAAATATACAGAATGCAGCAGGTACTCCTGTCACACCTCGTATTTTGCACATACAAGAGCCTGATAAATTGAAAATTGTTGATAGCTCCCAATTCCAATTTGGAGATGTTCTCGATGCAAAATCTACAATGGAACTTATCGGAAAGGGCGGTGGTTCTGGAGTAGATATGAAAATGCTTCAAGCGTATATCAACAAGATGACAATTGAATATGATCCAGCAACTAAATCTGTAAAACTAATCTCTCCAGATGGGATTGTTCTTGGATCTGCTGATATGTCATCCATCGCCACAGAAGGTGGCGTTGCAATTGAATCTGGTTCTTACGATAAAGGTCGTGATAAGCAGAACGTACTGCGTCTGAAAATGACTGACGGATCTTCTAAGGAGATCTCGATGAACGATGTTATGGACTCAAATGACGATTATTCTATCGACACGAAAGACATTGCATCGATATTAATCTAATCACTTAAATCTTTAAATTATGGAAGAGATTAACAAAATTTATACGAGTGACACGGCTAATAGCTTTAGCAATGGTGCTGTGATGGGCGCAATGCTTGGTAATAATGACCGCAACGATGCTTTGACAGCCATGTTAGCTAATGGTGGTAATCAGCAGATGTGGAACAATCCGTTTGCATATCTGATATGGTTAATATTTGCCGGTCAGTTCGGTGGCTTCGGCAATAACGCAAATAATTGCATTGGTGATCAAATCCATAGTTTACAAAATCAGATTCAAGACAACCATAATAGTGATCTCACTATGCAGGCTGTCAATGGTAACACTGGTGCTATTGCACAACTGTCTCAGACATTGAATGTCGGATTCGATCAGGTGCAGTCAGCTGTTAACCAGATGAGTACGATGATGCAGGGTGGTATGAACAATATCAATACATCCATTTTGTCTCAGGGTTACCAGAATCAACTGAACAATTGTCAACAGACAAATACTATTCTGATGCAGAGTCAGGCGCTTCAGAATGCTGTTCAGAACGGTTTCGCACAGGTAGGTTTCCAGGCTGAGCGAAACGCATGTGATGCTAAGGAAGTAAGTACACAGAATACACAGAAGATCATTGATACCCTGACTAATCATTGGAATCTGGAACAGCAGACTACGATTCAGCAATTACGTGATGAGATTGGTAGATTAAATCAAACCAATGCTCTAATCTCAGTTCTTAAACCGAGCTCTGCTGTCACAATAATTACAACAGTTTAATAAAATAATAAATGCAATATTTAGATCTATTAGGCCTTCAGCAACTTTGGACGTCTGCTAAGGCCAAGTTTGCTACAAAGGGTACTCTTGCAAACAGTGGTATTACAGACGGTTACTCAAGCATTGAGACCGGTACTGTTGTCCCCATTAAAAATCTTGAGAATGGTATTCTCGCAGATATTATCACTGGAAGTGATAATCATAAGATTAAGACTCAGTATGTCACAGTCGATCATGCTGATGGTCTTGCTACAACGAGTTATGTTGATACTAAGGTTGGTGCTGTAAAGGTTCCTGCTTATACGCTCACCAAGTCTACCTCTACTAATTATGCTGCCGTATATCAGCTCCAGAAGGATGGTACTAATGTTGGTGAAGCCATCAACATTCCGAAGGATATGGTTGTTGAGTCAGGTAAGGTTGTTTGGGGTTCTTACGCTGATGGTGTGTTCACTCCCGCAACGGATAAGACGAATGCTACTCCGTATGTTGAGTTGACTCTTGCTAACAGCTCCGCTAACAAGATTTACATCGCTGTTGCCGATCTTGTCAATGAGCATAAGGCTGGTACTGGTATTTATATCACGAACAACACTGATGGTACTCGTACGATTAGTATTACGAGTTAGCTTTATGAAAATATCAACAGGAGCTTGTATGCTTTTAACGCAATCTCCGGTGGCACACTTACTGCTATTAACAATAACGGATAGTCTACGACCGCGTTGCTGAGTAAGGACGGCATCTACATTGGTAAAAATGAGAATAATGAGCCTGTCATCAGCATAGCGCCGGAGTATCTGACTAAGATCAATACTGCAAAGTCTCAGTCAGACACCAACAAGACTGACATTACTGCCTTGACTAAGCGTATTGACGGTATCGTTGAAACAGGTGGTGAGGCTAACCAGGATGCTTATTCTAACATTAAGGTTGGTACTACTACGCTTGCTGCTACTAGCAAGACTGACACGGTTGCTTTTGCAGGTGGTACAAACATCTCTGTTGCAGGAAGTACTGCTGGTGGTAATAAGAGCGTTTCGTTCTCTCACGCAGTTCCTACTGGTGCAGCTGCTAAGACTGCTGGTTTCTATAAGTTTGCTACGGATTCTACTGGTCACGCTACTAATTTGACCGCTGTTGCTGCTAGTGATATTACGGCACTCATCGGTGCTCATAGCCTTACGCTGAGTAAGACGAATGCTGCGAACGATACTGCTGCTATCACGATTGGTAGCACTTCTTACACGGTTGGTCCGATTCCTCTTGGTGATGAGACTGACCCTGCTAAAGACACTGTTCGTTATATTCTGAATCATTAATATTGGATGGGTACGGGGTTATCTCGTACCCAATCCATTTTTTAACAACATACATATGCTATTTAAAGATGGGATTATTATGTAGCTATACAGATGATATATTCAGATAACTATAATCTCATACATGAGTGGTTTCCGAACATATCAGAAGATGAGTTCAATCAAAAGATTTATCAACTTGCTACCAACTGATTGAACGATAAGGATAACCCGTTTGGTAATAGTAAAACATAGTGTTATTTTAACTAATATAAATAATGAAATTTTTAGATCAATCAGGTTTAGTAATTGTTCAATCTTGGATCAACAATAGCTTTGCAAAAGTTGATCAAGCGTTCGGTACTATAAATTATGCAGGAAACGTATCTAATATAACTGTTAGTCTAGCCAGTACGACAATAAACGGTAATTCTTCAACTGTTTATTACAACACAACTGGTGGACAATTTGTATTGAAAGCTGGTAACAACGTATATTACAATAACTGGCCAAATAAATATGTATGGGTTGTTCCTGGCATTAATGAGCCTTGGGGTTGTGTAATCTATAAAGATCTAAGCTCAAATAAACTATATAAATATCTTCCTGCGGAAGGTGGTATGACAGCGTGTGACGTAACAGATTATCCTGCAATGCGTCTTCGTGATCTGTTTGCTGATGTTGAGATGTATATTGCTCAGAAAGCTATGTATGCTCCCTCACAGCATACTCACTCTATTGCAAATGTTACTGGACTTCAGGCCAAGCTTGACACTATAAACAAGGGTTTGAACGTACTTGGACTTGGTCAATGGGGTGCTGTTAAAGTAGATGGTGTTCTGACCAATTCTGTTAGTGCTGCAGTAGGTGGTGTTGGAAATCCGACTGCTATATATATTGCACATTCTATCTCAAGTCCGTCTGGTACGATATCTGGAATTGTTGGTAAGATTGGATCTGCATATTATACGACATGGAGTGGTACTTCTATACCAACCAATTTGTATATGAAGACAAATGGTAGTCCTTATTACAGCAAGTATTATTATACTATGGGTTCTAATGGTCTGCCAAGCGCGGTATACAGATGGAACGGTCAGAGGTTTACGATCGATGAGGATTATTCAGATCATTCGATTTCTGATGGATTCGGCAAAGACCTTGAGGATGCAATACAGCCGGCAATAGATTATATTGATACAGTATCTGCTGAATCAGTATCTAGAACAGACGCTGTTATTCATAGTGCTATTAGCAGTACATCTAGTACAGTAAGATTGGCATACGTGCTTTCATCAGCAAGTACACATGGTAATATTAAGAGTGCGAGTGCTTCAGAGCTTGGTCTTGTCAATGGTGTAAGTTCATCAGGTACAGGTAATGTTGTAACAAGTATGTCGAAGGCTGCTAATTCAAGTAGTATTACGCAGAATAAGGCATGGGTTGAGCCGTGGACAATTAATGCATATCAAAAACAATCATCTGCAACAGCTCGTATTTCAGCCACTGAGGGTATGTTCTCGGTTCTTGATTTCAGATTAGGTTCAGGTATGTATCTTAGTTTTGCATCTCCGTATGGTTTGACTAACGGTATGAACCATCATTGGAAAGGTTTGATTGTGAAGAAAGCTAATCAACCTATCGCTATTGCAAAACCATCAATGCTTTCGTCAAGTTCTGTAATCTTATGTAATCTTCCACAAGCTCAGATTGTTAGTGGCACGAATTTCTATTTTGATGCATATACTACGACAAATACTACTTCAACATCACATGATACTTTGGTACTAATGTTGTATCCGGTTACGAACGTATTAGAGTTTTCAGCTTAATCAATAACCAGCCATGATAAACAATAAACTATTATATTATAAAACAAAGGATGGTTATGTTAAAGATGCGTCAAACATCTCTTCTGAATCAATAGTTTTCATCGAAGATGATGGTACAATACGCACACATAACAAAACATTCGGGCAGCCTCTAACGGCTGACGAGGACAATCTTACTGTGAAAAACAATGTGATCACAGTTAAGAATCGTACATCGGATCGTGGTCGTGGCTATGTTGTTCTCAAGAAAGATGATGATTTTGTATCATCTATTGTAGACCAAAATACAACGTATGTTATCAAATATGATTATGTACTAAATAAAGGTCTTAATCTACCTAAGGACGTAACCCTTAAGTTTGAAGGTGGTTCTCTTACAGGTGGCAGTATCGTTGGTCATGGAGCGTATATAGACGCTCCAACTGATCATCAGATATTTAACAACGTACTTGTTGGAGGAAGTTTCTACAATCGTTACTTGCCTATTGAATGGTTCGGGCTCCAGAGAGGTACAATAGTGAGTGTAAACTCATTTAATCTAAAAGGTACTAAATCTGTAGACAATCTTCCTCAAGATCCTGAAGAGTATGATGCATATGCCGTAGGCCATGATGTATACGTATATTATAAGGATAGAGGTTGGATTAAGCATGAGAATATTATATCAAGCAAAGCTCTTGATATACAAGCATCACAACCTTCTGAGAGTATATCTATAACCAGTACGAGTATTGATTACGCTGTATCAGAAGATGGTCAGAATGCTCCAGCAACTGGATGGGCTAAAGAAATACCTACTATAACAATAACACATCGATATGTATGGACTCGTACGATTGTGAATTATTCTGATGGTACGAATACAACATCTTATTCTGTAGCATACTCTGGTAAAGATGGTAAGAACGCTTCTGCACTCACTATAAAGGGCCGTGCTGGTAACCATTTTGCAACAATAGATGATTTAAAGGCTAGCAATCCTCCTCAGATTACAGGAACTGTTATATATCTAATAGATAAACCTTCTGCACACATCACTGTCATAAAAGACGGAAACATATTAGCTGGTACTGATGAACAGGTTAATGATGGCGATGCATACGTTATAGCAACAGCCGATGATTCTGGTTCAACAAATGATGTTGTTTGGATTGCTACAACAAACGGTTGGATTGAGTACCACGGAGGTATCGGATCTGGTTCTGAAGTAGATGTTATAACAGCTGAAGACCTGTCTGATATTGGTATTAAATGATATGTTTGACATACAAGGAAATAAAATAAAACTAAGTACTGAGGATTTAGCAATACCTCCGTTTAAGGATTATTACAACAATGCTGAAGATAAGACGTATGCATTGAAAGCAATTGAATACGTCATATGGAATAAGAAATGGAACAGTCCATATAACGCATATCCAGAAAAAGATAGAGCGTCTAAGATAGCTTATGATGTATTTGGAGATGCTAATTATATTCCTGACAATACAGTTAAAGATTTGATGCAGCGATTTACAGAGTTTCAAGAAACTCCTGGAACAAGATTGCTAACAGCATCTAGATCTGCTGCAGAAGGACTTATTGAAGCATTGAGTAGTTATTCTGAAGATGGTATGGATATTGATACAGCTATCAAAGTTACTCGTATCCTCAAGGATGTTGGTAATATAGTCAAGTCTCTTGATATAGCTGAAAAACAAACTAAAGCTGAGCAATAGGAGACTGGTAGAATTAAAGGCGGTGGTACACTCAGCGCTTTTGAAATTGCTTAAACATGATTGATTTTAATAAGAAAATAGTTAACTCAGATAAGTTTAGACAAGCTGCTTTATTCTTTGAAAAGAACGGATGTTATACATTTGCTCCAGAAGGTACGACAGACTACTTCAATTATTGGAAACAAGAACAACAAAGATGTTTAAATGGATACACAGCTCCTGATGGAGATTAGATAACTGGGTATCATTACTTTTATCTCAACTATAGTCCTATTATGAAGCTTGTTGAAACAGAATACACAGATCGTAATGGAACTAAGAGAACTAGACGAGAGCGTTTGTTTAGATTTCCTGATTTTTGGGATTACGATTGGTTCTATTATAATGCTATAGAACAGGCTGAAGATAAAGGTAAACATATGGTTGTACTTAAAGCTCGTGCTCGTGGATACTCATTCAAAGGTGCGTCTATGTTATGTAGAAACTATTTTCTTATTCCAAAATCAAAGAATTTTGCTGTTGCATCAGAACAAAAGTTTCTAACAGGTGATGGTTTGTTGACAAAAGCTTGGTAGATCATGGACTTCTTAGATAAGCACTCTGGATGGGCTAAACGAAGATTGAGAGCAACTTCTTTAGAACGTACATCTGGATTTAAGGTTAAAGATGAGATAACAGGTAAAGAGGTTGAGGATGGTTACCTATCTAGTATAACAGGTATAACACTTAAGAATGATCCAGAACGTATTCGTGGTACTCGTGGTAGATTATTCTTATGGGAGGAGTCTGGTAAATTTCCAGACATTAAACAAGCTTGGCAAATAGCAAGACCTTCTGTAGAAACAGATGACGGTGTTGCGTTCGGATTGATGATTGCATTTGGATGTGTTTGTAAAGGAACACGTGTTTGGACGGCTTCTGGTAATTGCGTAAATATTGAAGATTTACATAAAGAAGACGGTATCTTAGGTTGGGATACGTATCAAGCAACGCGACAACATATATCACACTTCAATCCTCCTGCACAAAAACCGTGTGTACGTATAACCACAAACACTGGTCGTATATTAGAATGTAGTACAGATCATCCTGTGCTATGGTCTACTGCAGGTATGACTAAACGTGTTCCATTTAAACGTGAAGAAAACCAATATATGAAGTCGTGGAAATGGCACGAGGCGTCTAAATGTAAGATTGGAGAACAGGTCGGTATAATCGACAGTATTCCGTTTTTTGGAACCAAAACCATGTGGGAGCCTAGACTTGTAGGATGGTTAATCGGTGACGGTAGTTATGGGTTTAATAAAACTCCTCGTCTATCAAATTGCGATGGTGAGATAAATGAATATATAGAAACGCATTTTGATACGCGTCTTGACAAACCTGCTAGATCAACAAAAGATGGTAAGATATATAAAGAAACTTATATAAAAGGAATCTGTCCAAAATTACGAGAACTCGGTATTTACGGACAGGTTAAAGATAAGAAACGGTTACCTGTAAACATTCATGAATACGATCAAGAGTCTCTTTCTGAACTCATAGGTGGTTTATTTGATACAGATGGCTACATTGCTATCGATAATGCTGGCAGACCTCGTATTACACTAACACAGAATAACGAAGCAATATTACGACAAGTTGAAGAGGTACTTCTGCATTTTGGAGTACACTGTAATATAAAGTTTATAAAAACAAAAGAAAGATCGCACGTTGTAAGAGGCAATGTTGTAAAAGATGGTCCTGGGCATTGGAGATTAACCATTGGAGATATTACAAGTATGGCTAATTTTGCAAGAGGTATTTCTTGTGCGGTGGAATATAAACAGTCTGCATTAGATCTAATACATCTTTATACGCAAGAACATATTGCAAAACATCATAAATACGTATCAGGTGTACATGCTGAGAAGATTGTAAACATTGAAGATATTGGTGTTCGTGATATATATAATCTTACCGCAGAAGAATAGAACAACTATATCTGTAATGGAATAATTACACATAACACTGGTGGATCTGAGGGTGCAAACTTTGAGGGTTTGTCAGATATGTTTTATCATCCAGAAGGCTTTAATTGTTTAGACTTCGATAATATTTGGGACGAGGGTATGGCTGATAAGAAGTGCGGATTCTTTGTCCCAGCATGGTCTAATCTGCAATCAGATGAACATCCTGAATGTATGGATTCTGATGGTAATACGAATAGATCTGCATCTGTATAGGTGATATTAGAACAAAGAAGAATCGTAAGAGATAGTTAGCCTGATGAAACTGTAACAGATAGATATATTGCAGAGCACCCCAATACACCTTAGGAAGCAATTCTTGAGGTTGGTAAAAACATATTTCCAAAAAAGCAATTACAAATGTAGCTTAACAAACTAAGAACGAACACGAAATTAGCTAATATGAAACACGTTGTTGACTTGGTTTGGGAAGGGGATGGTACTGTAAAAGCCATTGAAAAGAAGGGTGGTGATATAACACACTATCCACTAAAGAAAGGAGAGTAGCCAACAGGATCTGTTGTTATATACGAATATCCTGTTAAAGATCCTCCTTACGGATTATACATAGCTGGTCAAGATCCTTATGATCAAGATGGTTCTCTTACAAATTCATTAGGATCTACGTTTATATATAAACGATTCTAGCCAGGAGAAGCTTGGTCAGATGTGATAGTTGCTGAATATAGTGGAAGACCTGATACAGCTGAAGAATATTATGAGAATGTTCGTAAGCTATTGACTATGTATAATGCGAAATTATTGTTCGAGAATGAACGTAAAGGTATATACCCGTACTTTACAAACAAGCATTGTGATTATATGCTGGCAGACCAACCAGATAAGGTTATAAGTGAAATATTCAAAGACTCTAAAGTACAACGTAAGAAAGGTTGCCATATGACAAAACAAATTAGATCATATGCAGAAGGTCTTATAAAAGAATGGTTACTTGAAGAATATGAACCGGGTCATCCAAATCTCGAACGTATATATAGTGAGCCATTGATAGAAGAGTTGTTGTTAGATGATGGTGTACGAAATGTAGACCGTGTAATAGCTCTATGTATGGTCATGCTATATAGAGAAGAATTATATCAAGTAAAGATTGCAGCAGCAAAAGAGTAGAATAAACAAATAGATTTCTTTGAAACGCCATTGTTTAGTAACCAATGGTTTGACGAAGATAGTTCGTACGATAATTAGTACGACAATAACATTCCGACATTTACGTTTTAACAATGATAAGAGTAGAAGATAATTTATATAATGCGAACTTTCCGCAACAGAAACTACCTCTAAAGAAAAAAGATGAGTAGTGGTAGCATGACTGCGTGAATTACATTATCGGAGAAGGTAATGTTGTATCTGGCGGAATGTAGAAGACTCGGTTTAGCGAACTTCAAACATATTACGATCTATATAATAGTATCTTTGATGAAAAGGACTTTAAACGTATAACCAACCCGTTTAAAGTATCAGATGGATTTCCTGCTACACCACAAGACTTCAACATAATTAGGCCTAAGGTAGACCTCCTTATAGGTGAAGAGACAAAGAGGCCGTTTAATTTCAGAGTTGTACGTACATCACAGGATGCGACATCTGACCTGATGGATTAGGAGAAAGAAATGCTAATCCAATATATGATGAGTGCTATTATGGGCAGAATGAGTCCTGAAGAGCAACAATAGTTCCAACAACAACTTTAGAGTGGCGAGATAATGCCGCCTGAAGAGATTGGAAAGTATATGCGTAGGGATTACAAAGATGTTATAGAAAACACAGCCTATCATTCTCTGATGTATATACGCGAGAAGTGTGGTATAGATAACGAGTTTATCAAAGGTTGGAAAGATGGTTTGATAGCGGGGCAAGAGGTATACTATGTTGGTGTACAAAACGGAGATCCTTATATGGAGCGTGTGAATCCTGTATATTTTTCATTCGATCAGTCACCAGACCTTGAGTTTATAGAAGATGCGTCATGGTGTTGTAGAAAAATGAGACTCCCTGTAGCTGAAGTGTACGACAGATATCATGATAAGTTGTCTGAGAAAGATTTAGACAAACTAAATGAAATGTTAACAGGTCGTCCATCAAATGATCTTGGAGAAAAAGACCCTGTTGATAATTTCAATCATATACAAATGCATATATACGATAATCCTGTTTTTGATCAGAAGACAAGGCATAACATTAATGTATGGCATTGTTGTTGGAAATCGTTTAAAAAGATTAAGTATGTTACGTTTCAAGATGAGAACGGAGATGCTTAGATTGAAATCGTAGACGAATTCTATAAGCCTGTTGGAACAGAGATAGGTATCGATGAAGATTGGATTGTTGAAGTATGGGAAGGATATAGAGCTGGATCAGATTTGTATTTTGGTATACAGCCGGTTGCTTATCAACATATAAGTATTGACCAACCAGATAGTCAGAAGTTGCCTTATTGCGGTGCTATATATAGTAACACCAACAGTAAGCCAAGATCCCTTGTAAGCATCCTCAAGCCTTTGCAGTATATGTACATTGTATTGTGGTATAGACTTGAATTAGCAATAGCTAGGGATAAAGGTAAAGTTATCAATATGGATATTACGTAGATACCTAAGTCTATGAACATTACACCAGATCGATGGATGCATTATTTATCAAGCGTTGGTGTAAACTTCATAAATCCTTATGAGTGCCTAAAATTTGGTACTGAGATTATAATGGCCGATGGATCTGTTCGTAAAATCGAAGATGTAAAGCCTGGAGAATGTGTGATGGGTCCAGATGGAACTCCTAGGCATGTTTTAGAACGACATACTGGAATCGATAATCTTTATAGAATTAAAACCGGTAGTGGTTGTGACGATCAAGTTGTAAATAGCAAACATTCTATTTATTACAAATAGAAAAATCATTTTAAAAATTGTTATTTTAACAAACTACAGACACCTATTGACATAATCAAAGAAGATTCTGAAAAATCTTACTATAAGCAGTTGCGGTATTTGGAGAGAGCCGATGAGATTGATTTAGATAGACACAAAGAACTATTGATAGATCCGTACTTTTTAGGTTTGTGGCTTGGAGACGGTAGCACAAATCAAGCAAGTATAACAAATGAAGATCCAGAAGTAATAAAATACGTTTGTGATTTCGCAGATAAACACGGTATGATTTGTACACCACATATTAACCATGGAAACAATGCTTTATTGTTGACTTTAAAAAACAAAGTGTACAATCACAAAAATCAAATACTTGATGTTCTTTCACATTACGGAATACGTAAAGACAAAGACATTCCAGACGATTTTATTTATACATCCGTTGAAAACAGATTGAAACTTTTGGCAGGTCTTATAGACACAGACGGTAGTTTTAGCAAACGAGATAGAGTTTATACATTTAGTCAATGTGAATCTAGAAAACATATAGTTGAAAAATTTGCATTTATAGCAAGGTCCTTAGGATTTAAAGTTACTGTAGTTACTTATAAAAATTCATGCAAAAAACATATATGTGGAAACAAAAAGAAGAGTATTTGCGAAAATACTGTTTGTGCAAGAATAATGGATGGTAAGTATGACATACCCTGTTTGATCGAAAGAAAAAAACATCATTGGGAGAAAAAACGTACGTATCGCAGGTTGTCCCACTTTACTGTTGAGTATGACGGCATTGGTAATTATTGCGGTATTACAATAGATGGAGACCATTTGTTCTTGTTAAAGGACTTTACAATTGTACACAACTGCCAATGGGGTATTCCTGGCAGAGAAGGTGGTAAACCAGCCACGTTTAATCAAATAACATCACTTGATCTTACGATGAGTAATGTTATTGCTGAATATATTCAGCTAATGGATAAGATTGAACAATTAGCTGGAACAATCACTGGTATCACAGAGCAACGTCAAGGAGCTATTAGCACATCAGAACTTGTTGGAAACGTAGAACGATCTGTATTACAATCATCTCATATCACAGAACCATTGTTCTGGGTACACAACCAATGTAAGAAGCATGTGTTAACAATGCTTCTTAATACAGCAAAAGGTGTCTGGGAAGAATCTGGTAAGAAAAAGCTTCAATACGTATTTGATAATGGAGAAAGAGCATTCTTAGCAATAACAAAACAATTCTATTATGAAGATATGGATGTATTCGTTAGTGACACATCTAAGGATGCTGAGAATATAGCAAAGCTTCAACAGCTTATTCAACCTGCAATGCAAAATGGAGCAAGCTTGTTAGAAGCAGCAGAGGTTCTTACGAATGATAACTTTAACATTATCAAACAGAAGCTTAAAGATATGCAAGATCGTCAAGATCAACTTTAGCAGCAGCAACAAGAGGCTCAGCAGCAACAAGCAATGCAACTTCAGCAGATGCAGAATGAGGCTAAAGAGCAAGAACTCATGCTTAAGGAAGCTGAAATGGATCTTCAGAGGTATAAGATTGATGCTGATAATCAAACCAAGATTGCTGTGGCTGAAATTAGTACATATAGAGGTACTGAGGACAAGGATATCAATATGAATGGTATTCCAGATCCGATGGAGATTGCTAAGGATGCTACACAGCAACGTAAGATAGATTCAGAAGCATATACTAAGCGTTATGAAGCTCGTCAGAAAAAGGAGATTGAAGATAAAAAGATCAGCCTTGCTAAAGAACAGATGAAACATGAAAGTGAACTTTAGAAGTAGAAAGACGACGCTGCCATGTAGAGAGAAGAGCTTAAGGCTAAGACCGCATTGAAAAACAAAGTAGCTGGTGAACGATGAATAAGGATTATATAAAACCTTCTGAACTTCTACAAAGACAACGACAAACAGGTGAGTCTTATTGGGACATGGTTGGAAAACCGTTGACTAATAAGACTCAGTCTGATCGTCAGTTAGATTCAGAGCTTGCAAAGATAGAATATCTAGCTAACAAGTGGAAGGAAGAAGCTGAAGCAGATTTGTAGGACTATGATTATTAATTACTTACCAGAATATAGAAAAGGCAAATCAAGGGTAAATCCAACATCCAAATAGTTTGTTGACAGGATGGGCCCTCTGGTGTATGACAAGATGCATCAGATGGGTATCTACTCAGATAGAACGTTTGATTATCTTATGCGTCAATTAGCATTTGAGTCAGCAAACGGAACATCGAATGTTGCGAGAAAATACAATAACTATGGTGGCGTTCGTATACCAGGAAAGACACAATATTAGTCGTATAAGAACGATTAGGCATTTGTTGATTACTGGCTCCCTATGATGAATCGTAAATATGCAAAAGCATTGAAGGCTCGTAATATTGATGAGTATGGCGCAGCATTGAAGAGTCTTGGTTATTATGAAGCTCCTGTGTTACAATATACATCAGGTTTAAAGAGTTCTACAAGCGTTGGATCTGCTGCTGCAGCTTATGCTACAAGTAGAAACAAGGCTAATAAACCAATGCCTATGCAGACATAGCCTGTATTAAAACCTGTAATAAACCTAATGCCTGATTATATGAAAAATCAGAAGCCTTGGCAACCAACATCTGATATTCAAGATGTTCCTGTACAGCAGGAACCTACACAACAGACATTATAGTTTACGTTACCTCCAATAGAGAATCTATATGCAAAACTGGTTAACGATCAGCCATGGATTCCTGGAGAAGTTCCAATGAATGGATTATTATAAACAGTTATATTGAACTGAAATCAATAACATAAATATATTTATGGCAGAAAAACAAACAAAAGAGACAGCAGCATTGAATGATGTGTTGAGCATCTTCAGTGAGCCTGACACTGCGTCAGGACGTACTAATATGGATACTAGAGTACTGGATGCTGATAGTAAGAATGCACAAGACCCTGTGTCTTAGGATGGCAATAACGCGGATGATAATTCAGATATTCCGCAGGATGTGATGGATCGTATGAATGGAAAGTCAGGCGATACATCATTGCAAGATAATATACCTAGTGACAACAATGTTCCAGCAAGTGACCCTAACACTAATAACAATGACAATGAACCTTCAGCAGAAGATGTTGCTGAAGCAGAACAGGTCACAGCACTATTTGACGCCATTGTTGAATCACTTGGTTATAATCCAAACGATATCGATGGAGATAGAAAACCTTTAACAGTTGATGATCTTACGACATCTCTTGGTAATATTGTAAAAGAGAATAGTAAGCCTCAGTATGCTGATGAACGAATTGCTAAGCTTGACGATTATGTTAAGAACGGTGGTAAGTTTGAGGATTTCTATGGAGTACAGCGTGATTCGTTGAATCTTGATGATATTGATTTGGATGATGAGAGTAATCAAAAAAGAGTGGTCAGAGAGCTTCTTAAGCTCGATGGTTATTCTGATGATCGTATCAATAAGAGGATTGAACGATTTGAAGATGCTGATATGTTGTACGATGAAGCAGAGGATGCAGTTGATCGTCTTAAGGAAATTAAGAAACAGCAGGCTGAGCAGCTTCAGAAAGAACAGGAAACTTATCGTCAACAGCAGGAACAGGATGCCCAGAAGTTTTTCACAGACGTTAGAACTCAGATTGATAGTTTAAGTTCTATTAGAGGCGTAGCAGTTCCTAAAGAAGATCGTAAAGCATTGTTCGATTACATCTTTAGACAAGATGCTAATGGAGTAACTCAATATCAAAAAGACTTTAGTAAAAACTTGTCTAAAAATCTTATTGAATCAGCTTATTTTACAATGAAAGGTGATTCTCTCATCAATGAAGCACAGCGGGATGGACAAACATCCGCAGCGCAGAAACTTAGAAATATGTTAAGAGATAGTTCTCGTAATCATAGTAGTAGAACTATCGATGATGGTAAACAACCTCAGGCATGGGATATTGCGTCAAAGTTCCTGTGATGAGAAAGATTATTGTATAAAATTTTATGAATAACGGTTTGTTAAACAACCTTCAGCTTTATCGCGGACGTCGTTTCAGCGATCTTGTTGATGAGAATATGATTTCTAACGCATTGCTGACTAAGCCTCATGAGGTATCGGGTCTGCTTTCACTTGTCTTTGGTACCAAGGATGATGGTGTTTCTACAGCAATCGACTTGATTACCGGTGGTCTTGGTAAAACAATGATCATTGAGAATCGTGAGTATGAGTGGTCTGTTATGATTGACGCTGATCACGCAGTAAATATTCGTTGGGCTAAGGCTAATGGTCAGGAGATTACTTCAGCTAATTTCGCTGATGCAACTGCTGGTCTTAACGGTGCTCCGATTTATATCGCACTTGAGGAGAAGTTCTTTGGTCCTGGTGCTATTCTTTCTTTTGATAACTATAACTTCCAGGTTCGTGTAAGCGGTCAGCCTTATCAGGATGGTAGTGCTTGGGTATACGAGTGCTACGTTGTCGATGGTTTCTCTGGTTCTTACATTCCTGGTGAGTACTTGCTTCCTGGTCGTCAGGTTAGCCGCATGGCTTCTGCATACGAGGAGTACAGTGATGAGGAGGATATCATCAACTATCAGACCCCGTTTAAGATGCGCAATAACCTCATGACGCTTCGTCTTGGTTATGACATCACGGGAGATGCTTATAGCACGGTATTGGCTATTGCATTGAAGGATCCTGAGACTGGCAAGACATCTTATCTGTGGTCTGATTATCAGTATTGGCTCGCTCTTCGTGAGTGGAAGAGACGTGAGGAGAAGGCTCTTCTGTTTGGTAAGTCTAATCGTAACTCTGATGGTACGTATAACCTCAAGGGTTCTAATGGTCGTCCTGTTGCCGTATCAGCTGGTCTGTTCGAGCAGGTTGCCCCGGCTAATGTACGTTATTACACGACTCTCACCGCTGAGTTGCTTGAGGATTATCTGTTTGATCTTTGCTACAATATGCTTGGTACTCAGGAGCGCAAGTTCATGGCTCTCACTGGAGAGATGGGTTAATTTCTAGCCCCTTATAATAGTAATATTATATAGCAAATCTATTTAATTGCTGGAAACTCTATTAAAATAATTAACTTAGATTAAAAATATTATGACGAATACATAGATGTTCGATAGAAAATCAGCAGCAAAGACTTTACACAAACCATGTAGAGGTTTTGAATATAGATATATCTTATATGTTGACGGTAATGTTTATGATAGATATACTAAAAAACTAGTGAAAGTTGTACATAACAAAGTGACGCTAGTTGGTATGAATAATAAAGAATATAACATTCCTGTTTAGAAGTTAATTGATTCAACGTTCTGTGATTTAGATCTAACAAAATTTGATCATGTTAAAGGTCATGATGGTTATCTTATAAATAAAAACGGAACGTTGTTTAATACAAAATCTGGAAAATTTGTATCTACTACGATTAAACACGGATATATGAGATATAATGTTGATTGGAAAAGAAGACTTGTTCATCAAGTACTTGCTGATCAATATATTGAAAACCCCGATCATTATGAAACGATTGATCATTTAGATGGTAATAAGCTCAATAACAGCATAAATAATCTTGACTGGTGTACTAGGGAAGAAAATAAAAAACGAGCTTATGATAATGGTCTAGCATGTGTTATTAAAACGCTTGTCACGTTCAATAAAGATGATGATTCTTTTACTCTATTGGGACTAGAAAATGCTAGTAGAGTATTTAATATTAAAAAATCATGTCTGTGTACAATGATACAGAGATATGGTAACAAAGACATGGTTATCCCAAGTGGTTCTATGAAAGGTTATAAAATAACTACATAGAAGTGTAAATGTAATGTTCAACGACTATCCCGCGTGGAGTAGGACTCAAGCGAGTCCGAAATGATAGACATCCAAATCGGATGAAGATATAGTCTGGTCTCTCATGAAAGTGAGAGCTCGAAAGAGATTCAGTTTAGCGAACTGAATTAACATAAACGATTAGAGAGTTCGATCGTATTTTGAAGGAGAAGGTTGCTTCTTTCAATATGATTGATACGCACTTTGTAACTGGTTCTGGTCAGGATCTCGTTCTTGGTGGTCAGTTCACAACCTACAAGATGACTAACGGTATTGAGCTTACGCTTAAGCGTTGTGCAATGTTTGATAACATGGAGCTGTTCCGTCAGTTGCACCCGCTCACGGGTAAACCTCTGATGTCTTACACGTTCCTGTTTGTTGATCTTGGTAACCGTGATGGTCAGCCGAACATCGTTAAGGTTTGCCGTAAGGGTCGTGAGTTCGTACAGTGGTGTACTGGTGGTTCTGTAGTTCCTAGTGGCTATGCTAACAGCATCAATACGCTTCGTTCTAATAGCCGCGATGGTTATCAGGTTCACTTCCTCGGTGAGGAGGGTATTATGCTCCGTAACCCGCTGTCTTGCGGTATCCTGTATTGCGATGCTGAGGATTCTGAGCACACGAATAACGGTGGTATCAAGAAAGGTGCCTAAGAAATAACAAGCCTCGATCTCGGCTTGATTTCAACCTAACGGTTGAAATAACAAGCCTCGGGGCTCGTAATAAATGTATATATAAAAAACCGCTCGCATCTAGATAAGATGCTCGCGGTTTCTTATATATAATTTATTATAGGTGACAACACTAATTTAATATTATGGTAGTTGAATTAAAAATTAAAAAGAAAAATCCCTGGGCTGGACTGTTAAAGTATAAGCATTGTTTTGATTACATTGCCCCTTACTACACTAGATCTGGGTCGATATATACAGGATTGACTCCTGAAGATGAAAAATATTTTGAGGAAGCTATGGGTCTTCCTGAAGGTAGGTTGTCTAAGACAAGTGATTATTGGACAACGTTTTGTGTAAAGGTTGGTGCTAGAGGACTACTCCTCGATGATCAGTTTCCAACACAGGCTATGCAAATTAAATTTCTAAGCAATCACAAGCGTGTTGCAACGTCTCTTGATAAGCTAACTGCTGGTAAGGATTATTTGCTAATCAATAGTGAGGCAGAGGCTGAGCAGAAGAATAAGGCTAATAAAGTACGTAGAGAAGCTATTAAGGCGTACGATACTATGTCTATGGATGATATGCGCAAGTGTCTTAGACTATTTGGTGTTCGTTCAGACAATATGTCTAATCAGCTTATAGAGTCAACAATGTTCGATATTGTTGATAAAAAGAGTGATCAGTATTTGACCAAATGGGTTAATAATAAGAAGAAAGATACTGAGTTTGTCATTGAAGAGGCTGTGGCCAAAGGTGTGCTTCGTAAGGAGCGTACACAATATTATTATGGTACTGAGATGATTGCCGACTCACTTTCAGACGCTGTTGCATATCTTGATAACAAGAAGAACCAAGACCTAAAGCTTTCTATTATAAACGAGATTAAGAATAAGTAATCTTAATACACGACAAATATGACGTATAAGGACATACATAAAAAATACATGATTGAATATGACAAAGAGAATGTTACTTCGTCATATCCGTCGCTAACAACATACGAGATTGCTACTATATTAGATAAAGCTTATCTTGCACTTATTGCTCAAAAGTTAACTGGAAATCAACAAAGAGTTCCTTTTGAAGGAGATATTAAAGCCATAGAGGATGTTAGGAATCTCATAGCGTCTAAGAAAATTAGTAAGAGTAATACTACTTTACCAATAGATAACGCTGTGATATACAAGTTGTCTGACATCTTATACTTCTTAACTGCATTAGTACTGATTGATGGAAAACTTGTAACAACAAATCTTGTTAATCATGAGATTGCTAAGAATTTCATGCATACTGCGACAAATAGGCCGTGGATAAAGAACAGTGTTTGTTATATAGAAGGAGATAATCTGATTGTTTTATACGATGATTATTCTCATAAAAATGTCGGGGATCTACAACTTACGTATATCAAATAGCCAGATAAGTTTGTAGATCACATAATCGGAAAAACATTTGATGACACTCAATTTGCATTGAATGATACTATGGTTGAAGAGCTAATAAGTCTCGCTATTATAATGTCTTTAGAGACTGTTGAATCTCCAAGATTACAAACAAAGTTGAACACTAAAGCACTAGAGTCATGACGAAGAAACAAACGAGAATGCTTGGAATAGAGTTCGAACGCAGGCTCTAGACAATGGATCCAACCCTTATTTAGATTAACAAGCTTGATACTGATGATATATATGCTTATCTCAATGAGTATCAACAACTTTATGTAAAATAGTTGTATACAGCTGAAGATCAGGTCCCTATAGGTACTAATACGTCGATACGAATATCTGATCAGTTAAAGCCACTATTGTCCAATAAGATTCTAACAAAATCATCTATCACAGATACTACTTATGACGGAAGGTATATAATGTATAACCTACCTGATGATTATTATATGTATGTCAGATCTACATCGTCTGCTGATATTGCGTATAACAATAAAAGTAGCTATAGTATTCCAAACATATTGATTGATCAAAATAACGTACATAAAGTTATAGAATCTGCGTACGACACGAATAAGATTATTAGAAATCCGATAGTAGTTTTATCAACGTCAGATGATAAACCTGTGTTACAGCTTATACATGATGTATATACCAATATTATAAAGGTTAGTCTTACATATATTAAACAACCAAATAGGTTCGGAATAGATGACGATGACGATGCTTGCGAATTACCTATAGATTGTTTTGAGGATCTTGTTTCAGGTGCCGTTGATTTATATCTCACATATAAATATCCTGGATCCAATAGAAAATAGGACAACGATAAGAAAGATGAACGAAAGGAGGATGTAAATGAGAAACATTGATATATTGATCGGTTTTGAACGTGAAATCAATAAACTGAACAATAGTTTGAATAAACCAACAACAGATGATTCTTTGTATTGGCTTAATCAAGCTGTTTCTAAATTCGTAAAAACAAGATTCAATGGAAATCTTCCACACCTTACATCTTACGAACAGACTGAGAAAAGATCGAAAGATCTGATTAACTTGTTAGTTGATAAAGAGCTTCCTGTTGAACAAGACATTCATGGTATACGACCTAATTATGTAACTTATCATGTGCAATATCCTGATGATTTCATGTTTGCATTAAACGAAGATGTTATGATATCAGATTTGTCTGGAGATCATAAAACAATTACTTCTGTGTTTGAATGCACAGCTGACAGTTTCATGTATCGTGTAACAAACTCGTTGACAGATTTCCATTATCGTCATTATAAGGCAAGACCTTTAAGAATACGTACAATGGTTGATGGATCATAGGGTTGTGATTTGTTAACTGACGGTAAGTATAAAATATTGAAATATAGATTAGGCTATCTACGTAATCCTAATAAAATATCTTTGGAAAAACCGCTTAGTGAGTATTCAGAGTTTCCAGAGATAATAATGCCTGAGATCATTAAAACTGCTGCTCAGATGTATATAGAAAATAAATCAGATCAGCGATATCAGACATTAACTAATGAAGTGAATACTCAAGAATAATTTTAACGTGGAAACCCCAGCTAGTTAGGTCTAGTATTATTATTTAGGGGGAGTAGAAGAAATTAAATAATATGATTACATTTGTAAATACGGTTTTGGTATCTAATCTCAAAGCCGAGAATATTGCTACTGCAGCTCCTGCTGCTTGTGACAGCATGAATGCTGTATCTGCTGATTATGGCAAGTTTGTCATTATGGATATGGACAAGGGTACGTTTGTAACTGCAGCTGATGCTAAGAAGGCTGATCGTATTAAGATCGGTCTTGTTACAAACAAGAACACTGTTCGTCGTGGCCCGAAGGACATTAAGTACCTTCCGATCATAAAGTGGTCTAACGTAATCGCTATGGATGCTATTAAGAGCGTTAACGCTAGCGTTTATCCCACTGGTGATGCTGAGACTGAGGATATGGTTACGATTGACTTTTCAAAGATTGATGCTACGACTCTTGCTAAGTTTGCAGAGGGTGGTAAGCGTTTGATCGTTCGTCTTACGTTTAAGGATCTGCCCACTCGCTATCGTAAGTGGACTGAGTCTTATGAGTATGTGACTGAGGTTGATGATACTGCTGAGACGATTGCTAAGAATATCGCTAACATGATCAATGCTCAGTGGAAGCGTGCCCGTGTACAGGCTTCTGATGCAGCTGGTGTTGTTACGCTCGTAGCACTTCCTTACGATGATGACAATGCTTCTAATACGATCAACTGGGCAGGTAAGGTTCGTTTTACTGTAAATACGTATTACACGGATCCTGCTGCTGATGGTTGGGAGAGTAAGAATAAGAATTTCCCGAAGGGTGTTGTTATCTCAAAGACTGAGGGTAAACAGTATCCTGCAATGGGTAAGCTTGTACGTGACGAAGAGTCTAAGGCAATGGGTTATCAGGGTATCCTGAACCAGGGTTGTTGCACGTGGCCGATCATTCGCCCCGAGCTCGAAGCACAGAATGATGGTAAGTACAACATGCTCACGATTGAGTTTCGCACTCCGTACCGTGCAGCTGACGACATTACTCGTTATACGCAGCAAACGCTGAACGTATATGCACAGGGTGATATTGCAGATCTTGCAGGTATCTTTGGTGTAACTCCTGAGGCTCTAACAGACGCCAAACCTTAATAGTAACAACAAAGGTAGAGTAGAGGTATTCTCTACCCTACCTTTTTTTATATCAGTTCGTATGAATAATAATATATTAAATCAAGATACATAGCTTGATAATATCAAAAGAATTCGTATAGGCAATGACATACGATTGCGTATTAATCTGCTTAACATGAAGGGTATTGATACAATCAACATCAAGTCTATTAAAGTATATATAATAAACACATCTCGCGAAAAAGAGAAGGCTGACAAGATAGCAAATTGTACTAAGTTTATCAGCCGTTTTCCATGCGAACCACATCACCCAGCATTCGAGCCTTCCGCTTACGATTTGAATCTTGCAGGTCTTCCTAGATATTATGCATATCCAGAGCATCATTGTCATTATTTTTATCATGGATTTGGACTTCATCCTGATTGGAGCCACATATATCCTGTTAATAACTGTACCAATGATACGGAGTTCATTGCTCCTGTTCAAGCTACAGAATATAAAGACCAAGTTGATGCATACTTTCCTGCAAATAGCCAGCTGTATTGTGGCGTATATAAGATCGTAGTAGTAGCTCGTATATATCAACCCGGTTATGGTTTGGACAATTTAAAAACTATCACAATGGATTATAATAACATATTTAGACTCGTAGACGATTCAACCGGTACTAATTCCGATGTAACTATAGAGATTGGAGCAGCTTCTGAAGTTAGTGTTCAGGGCCTTGAGCTTAGTGGTTCAACAGAAATGATTGTTGGAGAAACTCAACTCATAAGTACTGTATTTACTCCGTCCAATGCTACCAATAAGCAAGTTACATGTACGACTAGTGGTAATAGTGTTGAGACCGTTGCACTTAGTCCGGCAGGAGTTATGGTTCGTGCAACACAGCTTCCCAATCCTGCTGCTGGAGATACGTATGGTACTATAACAGCAACATCGTATGACAATAGTTCTGTATCGGCATCTATTAAGATAAAGGTACATAATTATGCAATAGCTGTAACACTCGGAACGAATAATTCGATATCAATTCCTGCAAGAACGTCTGCTATAATAAATCCGTCTGTACTTCTAGAAAACGCTGATATTGTATCTAATTATAAGATTGGTGGCAAAATATACAATGCTGCACAGTTTGTTGTAGATGGTGTTTATTTTAAAACACAGGATGGTGAGACCTATGATCCTAATTATGGTAATTATGTCACAATCAACGAAGTTGGAGATATATCGAATCAGATCGTTATATCAAACAATGGTGCTAACACGACACCTGCTATATTACGAGTAAGGATTGTTTCTAATATTGTTGATGAAAATAAAGACAATATCGAAAAAACATTTGATATTCAACTGCAACCGTCTACTAATGTTACGACTGATGATAAGTATATACAGTCTGGTGTATACAACAAGCAGAATAATAACATTGAGTTGTCTAGGTCTGATAATACTATTGTTAATGTAGATCTTAGTGATGAACTTGGTTGGTATGAAGGAGAGTAATTTAAATATTTTAATAAAACGAGTTGCACTAAAACCCACGTACACAATCGGTCATATGTATATAGATGGGAAATACATATGTGATACATTAGAAGACACCAACCGTGATGCAAATAAGAACGGTGTTTTCGATAACGGTGAGGTTAAGATTAAAGGACAAACAGCTATTCCATATGGTACATATGAGGTTGTTTGGGCATATTCTCCTAAGTACAAACGGTTTACTCCAAGGTTGTTGAACGTACCTTCATTTGAAGGTATTCTGATACACTCTGGTAACACATCTAAGGATACTGAAGGTTGTATATTAGTCGGAGAAAATAAGAAGAAAGGTATGGTATTAAATTCAAGGGCCACTGTTAATAAGTTGTATCCTATCATAAGGAACGCTTGTAAACAAGGTAAAGTGCATCTCACCATACAATGATATGAACAATTGGAAAGATGTGACGCAATATTCTACAGCTGTTGCTTCGTTTTTATCGGGCGTAGCAATGGCTTTTGCGTCGTTTATTAGAAATAATACAGTAGAAGGAGAAATCTTAGGCTTCATCGGAGAGTGCTTTACTTTAACGGGAGGTATCTTTGGAGTAGGTTTGTATGTACGACACAAAACCGAATAGATGGGCGTGAGAATTCGACATACTATATTAAATGATCTTAAGAATGTGGACAACGATACTAAAGTGGTTGATGAGCCACAAAAAGATCGTCTATAACGCTCTTGTATGCTCTCTAATCGCATTTCTAACAGCGTTTGGTATAATTACTCACAACAAGAATAAAATGCTCTCAGAAGAGCTTTTAGAGGCCTAGAATAACATTGAAGCCTATTAGGGAATGCTTAGTGGTTCCCAATAGGCTAACAATGTCTTAACACTTAATATGAAGAAACTCGGATAGTCTAAAGATTCATTATTGGTTGAGATGGATCGTGTAGCTAAGGAGAATAATATTAAGTCTAAAAATATCATAACTGGTGCAACCAACCATGAGCAAATAGACGTTACCCTCGACAAGGGGGTGGAGAGGGTTGTTGAGAGAGATACTATTAGAGATCTAGTAACTATACTGAGAGATACAGTATATACAGACTCTATACTATACAATCCTCAAACATCCGTACACTACACTATAGGTAGAGATACGGTATAGGTGAGACTTAAGTTAGATAATACACAATACTTGTACATATATAAACGTAAGGAATACAAAAACAAAAAGAACTTCTTCTAGAGATTATTCACTCTTGATTGGAAGAAGGTTACTAAGTACAAGTATAAGATAATAAACACGAATGATCTTATAGACAATAAAGATGTTCGTATAGTAAACGCTTAGTAAAATGACATATACTTCACTTAAAGAGATTATTGACGACATCCTATTGTTAGTCAGGAATAATAACATTAGTGAGAGTGAGGATTTATCAAGAGCTTAGATAGCATTATGGGTTCGTACATATAAGGCTGCTATAATCAAAGACAGATTTGATAAATAGAAAGCTGGTCTGCTAGACGATGACGATGTAGTAAAGCTAATCGATAGCCTGTATATACGAGAGAAAGGCCCTCTTGAGTTAGAGGATGTTCAATCTTTAAGTGATAAACCCACATTTCTCAAAAGAACTAAAGATGCTCTAGAGAATATCTACGATAATGATGAAAATAGTATTCTTGCTATATATGATCAGCAAGGAGAGATTATTCAATATATGAGTCATACTCGTAGACACTATCAATACTTTAGAAAATACACATTTGGAGAAATGACTGGTTATTATAAAGATGACGGTCATGTTTACATAGAAGGCACTGCTGATAAAGGTAAGCTTAAATACATATGGGTTGAAGCTATCTTTGACACCATTGATGATGATGAAGATTCTGATAATATGGATGAGTCTGATGTCAAAATACCATCGTGGATGGTTCCATTAATTAAGCAGAATATCATGAAGTATGAGCTCGGCTTAATGGTTGAGATGCCTAGTGATGATAGTAATAATGCAACGTTGAGTAGTATAAAGAAGCCAGGACCTCAAGATAATGAGAAATAAAACTGATTCACATACGTACCATAGTATGTACAAGTATTATAAAGCTAACAGTCCATATAAGGTAGAATACAGCCTCTATAAGCGCATTTTAGATAAGATGAGTTAGATTATAGCAGAAGCTGTTTTAGATCGCTCAGAGGGCTTTAAAATGCCTTGTGGACTAGGTTATATCCAAGTTGGTAAGTATCAACCTAAGAATTATAATTCCAAATCTCTAAGTATAGACTATAAGTCGACTAGAGAGTATGGTAAGGTGATATATCATTTGAATGAGCATAGTAACGGATATAAATATCGACTACACTGGTCTAGAGTTCCTATGACGTTCGCTGATAGATATAAATATCAACTATGTCTTGTACGTGCTAACAAGCGTAAATTAGCTCAACTAATATTTAACAAACACGATTATTTAAACATCAATGATATACAAATATGTAAAATGTGAATCTGTCATAGCTAAGATAATGGCTGATTCTGACGCATCAGAGGTTCGTAATAGAATATCAGATATACGAGAATGGATCTTTGAGGCTATTGAGAAGATTGGTGCTCCAATGTAGTATATTAGAAAAGAGTCTGGCGTAGACGAGCCGTTACTCAAACTCATAGATTATCAAGTACCGATCCCCGACGATCTTATTCATTTGGATACTGTAGCATATTCTAATACTCCAAATGGTCCGTGGATACCTGCTAGAAAGGATACTTCGGATATACATAAGTTCAAACATGGTTGTGTACATAAACCTGAATATATGTACATTCCTCATGATAATGCAAACAAGACGATCCCTGATAAGATACGAATTGCTCCTGAACATCAGGAGCCTGCACATAAGCTCATAACATCCCAATCTCAGTTGTTGACTATGAATGGGCATAAAGCATTTCATCAGTTAGCACGTAATATACAGAGCGAACCTACGTATTTTATTAAACCGGGTTGGATTGTTAGTAATAAACGAGAGGGTTTCATTAAACTTGTGTACAAATCTATTGCAACTGATGAACGAGGATATCCGCTTATACCAGACAATGCAGCTTATCAAGAAGCTATTTATTGGTACGTAATGATGAAGCTAGCGTTTCCTAAGTTTATGAAGGGTAAACTTGGAGGTCGTAGTGTTTACGATAATAGAGTAGCTTATACTCATATACAGCAACAATGGGCTTATTATAGAGAACAAGCTTATGCTGAAGCTATGATGCCAACACAAGATGATCTTAGATCAATTAAAAATGATTGGTTGAGATTGATACCAGATATTGATGCAGACGATTATTTCTTCAAACCCACTGGCGATAGAGAATTAACTTATAACGATAGCTATTATGACTAATACAAATACTCAATAGGTAAACATGTTTTCTGGTGGTATGGATACTGATACTTCAGACATGTTTATTGATAAGAATAGATACCGCATGGCTAAGAACTTGAGGTTTGTAACAGACACTCAGTCTAGTAGCGGAGAATTACATGCGGTACAAGGATTTAAGCCTGTACTCAAAGGCTTATTGCCAAACGTTATTGCAACAACTGTTGTACGTAATCTAGGTGTTATTGTATAGAAAACGCCTAATGATAATGACTCAAAATGGTGCGTTAAGACGTTTGACAACAACAAACCGATTTAGCTAAAAACAGTCTTCTTATGTAAAGAAGAGATCGGCTCAGATAAACCCAGTGTATTAGGGTTATACGAAACAAACAAGATCTGTAAGCTATATATCGCAGACGGAGTGCATCCATTGATGATTATAGACTTACTCCCTAAAAAAGAAGTAGTTCCTGTTAACATAGATGAAGTTGCGATATACTCATCTGTTGTGTTAAATAAACCTGTTATCAACGGGTTTACATCTGGATCTCTTAAATCAGGATGCGTGTCGTATACATATAGATTGTATGGATTATATGGTCCTGGAACAGAGATGTCGATACCAACGAGATAGCTTTAGATTCCAGAGAAACCAGTATCTGGAAATTAGTTGAAGGGTGCTAAGAGTGATTACGCAACAGGATGCGGAGTGTCAATAACATGTAATTTAGATAATCCTGTTCCTGATAAATTTGATCACATACTTATATACAGAATATCATATCAGGTACAAGGACAACTTCCGTTAATAGAGCTCATATACGACGGCAAGCGTACTGGTAATAGTGTGAAATTTATAGATTCTGGTCAGAAAGCTCTTGGCACATTAACACTGGAGGAGTACAACAGTGTATCTGGAAATCATATCATCCCGAAGATCATTGAATCTAAGAACGATTATTTGTTTGCTGGAAACATTAAAGAACAGCAACACGATTTGTTTGAAGACTATGATACACGAGCATACTCATTCAATCCTATTGGTATTGCTTACTTATATGATGCATCTGGTATAAATAAGATCAATGTAACAAGCTCTACATATGACACTGTTAAGCCTACTGGAGACTGTTTCAATAAGTACAACGATATGTCAACAGAACCTCTTGATGATCGCTATAATTATATAGACGGAGATGGTTCTTATTGTAGATACGACATAGATAAGTACTATGGTGGTACTGGTGTTAATATATCTTGGAGGTTTGTAACAGCATCATTAGTTGGAGATGCAAATGTATCTGTGCTATCAACAGATCCTAAATATGGAAATGATGGTATTGGTACTAGTTCTATATGTATTGATAAGAATACCAATAAGAGTACTGATGTTACAAAACCTGTTGTATGTGAATATTTAAAATATCACAACGATAACAGCTCTGAAAAAGCACAATACGATACATCTGAATATGTCAGTGTTAGTTCAACTTTGTCATATTCTGATGCAAAAACATCTATGTTGTTTAGATCATTGAGACGAGATGAATTATATAGATACGGTATTGTGTTATATCATAAGAATGGATCTGCATCTAACGTCAAATGGATTGCTGATATACGTACACCTAATATAACATGGGATGGTTGTGAAACATTCTATGCTCGTGGTAAGAATGGAAATAATCCAGAAGATCTTATTGTGAGACCATTGGGTATTGAGTTTGATGTACGCAATCTGCCGGAAGACTGTGTTGGATACGAAATTGTTAGATGTCAACGTAAAGAGTCTGACATAGCAACAATATCACAAGGAGTTATATCAAGGCCTATTGCTGAACAATATTCACCAGGGCTTGCATCAAGACCAACTACAGCTGGTTCTACAGTATATACGCCAAGTGGATTTATAACAACGAATAGGTATTGGACTGGTAATGATGCTTATGCTAGAGTACATAGTGATGCGGATAGCTCTGGATGGGAAGCTGATAATTTTGAAAACAATACGATATATCAGTTTATATCACCTGAAATATCTTATTTGAAAGGATCTATAAAGGATTTTGAAAATAATATATCATTGTCGTTGAATCCTGTAAAATATATATTCGGAGCAAGTTCTACAACACTTGGAAATACGTATAATCAATATAAAACAAGCCTTGCGTATGGTGGTAAGAAGTATCGTGGTATATATCCATCTGCTGGTAATGGTAGGTTTGCTTGCGGCTACGATACATTCGTACAATCTGATGATGGATAGAGTCCTGTATATAAGACTCTAAGTAGAAAGGATGCTAAGTCTAATGTGTTATTCCCAACACTTTGTGGTAAAAAAGATGGTATTGATATTGTAAACTCATTATACAAGTTTAGATCAACATTTGAGCAATCTATAGAGGGTATCTATGCACTAGAAGCTGGTCGTGATGATATTAGTACAGATGCCGATGGTAAACATGGCCAATACACAGGTGTAACTCCATCTCGTGGAAACATATATATAAACAATGACGGTACTCTTAGTAGAGGCGTCTCATGGGTATCATCTACCGGAGATGAAAGTGATGTTACCAACGGAGGATTCCAAACTGTACGAGATGCTACATACATGTACGTAAAACTATATGAACAAAGTTCTAATGTTTGGTCACGTGTACATAATGCAAATCATATTGGACAAGCTGGATATATTAAAGACGATAAAGCTATTGGATACGTACCTGTATATAGAAGAATCACCAACGGTCTTAAGTTCTCTGTAAAAGACTCTGTAATACCAAAAGAGTTTAGCTGGGATGATTATGCATCACGAATCAAAGATACTGCAAACTGGACTAAATCGTTCAATGATAAAATAGATGCTATTGGTAATACGAACTATTGCAATTACGTATCTGGTGGTGGGTTCTCTCAAAATCTGGAAGCTAAAGACGGTGATAATTTCGTACGAGATTGTTAGTTATATGGTCCTGGAGGATCATGCATGTTGTTACAGATAGATCCATATGATAATTATTTAGATAATGTGTCATACGATAAAACTGTTCCAAATCCTGAAACACAGATCTTGTTCGATACATTTGGAACATCAAATGCTGTAAATAGCAGACCGTTTACTGTTCCAGGACCTGATCCGAATGAACCTAGTGAACCAGGTTCTGAAGATCTATATACTATCACAGGCTTTTCATCTAATGAGTCATTCAATGGTGTACCGTTAGTCGTTAAACCTGAGAGCTTAATGGGTACGTTCTTATGTAATCTAAGAAAGAACATTATTCCTTATGGCGGTTATTCTGCTGTAGATAGATCTCTCAATACATACTGTAGTTACGGCAATTACTTCAAGAAAGATGATACAAACACTAAACATGTGATCTTTGATGGAGATTGTTATATACAGCCGTTTGAGTATGTAAGTATGCATAAACAAGCAAACCCTGAATATCTTATCATGAAGACTATGATGGTTGTTTACGCAATACCTGTAGAAACAAATATCAATCTGGCTTATACATATGGACACGAACTTAGCAGAAATCTTGGAGATTGGAAGATGACTTTGTCTCAAATGCAACCTGCTAACGTGATGAATAAATATACTCAAACAACTCCTATGTATTAGTATAACAGTGCTTATTCTGTTGAGTCAACAGCCAAACAGTATGCAGCACAGTCTATAGAAGAGGTTTCTGACACTGTTGATACTAGAGTTGTTTACGCTGGGCCTAAGTAGAATGGAGAGCGTATAGATAGTTGGAGTAAGTTCCAAGCATCTAATTATATAGATGTTGATTCTAAGTATGGTCAGCTTACTCAACTAAGAAGCTTTCATAACCAATTATTGTTCTGGCAAGAAAATGCATTTGGTGTACTATCTGTAAATGAACGAGTATAGATTACTGATGATAGTAACATGCCGTTAATGCTTGGTACTGGTGGTGTATTGCAAAGATACGATTACGTATTAACAACAAATGGTATGAAAGCTAATCAATATACAGATACTCAGTCAGATAGTGCAGTATATTGGTTTGATAATGATAGAAGAGAATTGTGTTCGTATACCCAAAATGGAAGTACATCATTATCTAAGGCAAAACAAATACAGAATCTCATGAATGCAAGCACACTTAACTATGAGCCTGTTGTCACATACGATAAGAAATTTAATGAGGTACTGTTCAATGTTACAGACACTGGTGCTGTTGTGTATAGTGAGCAAGCACAATCGTTCACAGGTCTATACACAATACCTATGAAGGCTGCATTATCATTTTAGAATGATTTGTACTTTATAGATGATACAATGTATAAATGGAATGATGATGGCGAAAGTCTTGGTCATTCTCTTAAATATATTGTGAATGATAATAGCAGTTATGTAAAGACATTTGATAATGCAGAATTTGGTGCTAATACGAATGATGAATGTAATAATATGAAAATAACATTCAAAACAAAAGTTGGTACTGGCACATTAACAAAAGATGATATAACGAATAGAGAGTATTCGTATAGATACGCAATTCCAAGAGCAGATAATGCTGATTATGGAGATAGAATGCGAGATAAAACAATGTCCGTTGAAATGACTACGGATGGTGATAATAACTTTTCAATACAATATATAATAACTAAATATAGAATATCTTGGTCATGATAAATGGATTAACAAATTACCCAAATACTAGGAGTTTTGCTGATTATTATTATAATAATCCATATCCTGCAACATATACTGGCATGACTGTTCCATCTGGAAATGGACGTGTTGATTTGTCAGGAGCTATGCCTAAGTTGGTTAACACTCCTCCTAAACTACAAGCTCCTGCATCATTCAATAAGACTCCGTTCAATATAAATAAGTACGGAGGTTTGGTACAGCCAGCAATTCAGTTCGTAGGGTCTGCTATAAACGCATTTGGTTCAACAGATAGTACACAATCCCTTATGCAGCAAAGTGGATCGTCTTACGTAGATACAGGCAACTTTAGGTATACGAAACAGAATGATGTTGATTATGCTGATCAAATGAGAAAGGTTTCTTCTCAGAATAAGATCAATACACTCGGAGCAATGGGTGCTGGAGCTGCTTTAGGAAGTGTCATACCGGGATTGGGTACAGGAGTTGGTGCTGGCATTGGAGCTGCTGTAGGACTCGTAACAGGATTGTTTGGTTCTGGTAAAAGAAAGGCTCAGGCTCGTAAACGATTGTTTGATGCTCAACAAACAGTTAATAGAAATAATAATTACGCACAAGCATCTGCTTAGTCAGATTATCTTCAAAATAAGTATATACAAGAGAATGGAGATGCTTCTAATCAGATGTTATATGGTGCTAAGAAAGGTAAGGATAAAGGTATGCGATTAAACGGTAGGTTAAGTACTGAACGTGTGTGGAGTCCGATCGGGCTAACCAGTGCTAAGCCAAATGCTAGAGTTAGCGGAGGAGAGTCTATATTTGATGGAGAGTCTGTTGATAACGCTACAGGTACGTATGTGAGTAAAGGAGCACCTAATAAAGATGATCAGCTAGCTAATTTAAGAGACCAATCTGTTGTATTTGGAGACAACGTTAATCTGAGAACTGGTTATAAATATAAAGACGAAGTTGCTCCATATATACAGGCACTTGAGAAAATAAATAAGAAGTACGAAATACGTACTGATAATAAACTAAATCAGCTAAGGGGTACTATTGGTCAGTATACAGATAAGGTGAATCAACAAGAGATCAATAAGCTAAAGAAACCGATTGTTGATTTTCTAAATAACAAAGCTAATGAACAAAAACAAGATAGAGAAATAATGAGTTATTATCCGTCATACAAATGCGGCAAAGATCGTTTGCCTGGATATGCTTACGGCCGTCCAACAATATTAGACACTATCATACCCACTGGTACCGGAGCACTATTATCTCTCGGACAGTATTTCCAGGCTAAGAATCAGCGTTCAAAAGGATCTGATGTATATGCTGCTAATCCTTACGAATAGGCCGCACTTAATCAAATGGATTCGTTTAGAATCAATCCGTATGCTATAGCTAGAGCAAATGCTGATGCAGAAAGACGAGCAGCTTATCAAGTTGGTAATATTGGCGGATTAACAAGCGGACAAAGAGGTGCTGGTAGAATTGCATTAGCTCTTGGTACAATGGCTAACAATGCCAAGGCCTTGAGTGATATTGAACTACAGAATATTCAGTTAGCACAACAAGCTGCTCAAGCTAAGATTAACGCTGGTGATGCTTACGCTAAACGTAGAATGGCTGCTAGTGCTCAAGATTATGAGAACTACGCATCAGCACATGCTGCAAGACAGCAGGGTATGCAGGTAGGTTTACGTAACTTTATGGATTATCTCAACAGCTATATGTCTAATGAATACAAACGTAAGCAGGGTATTAACATGCTTGATCTATATCAGCAACAGATAGATTTAGACAAACAGAAGCAGTTATCTGAATACGAAAAGAATTTGGAAAGAAAGGCTAGTTCAAAGCCTCTTGATCTAGCAACACTTGCTAACATGTATTCAGTAAGATATCCGTGGAAACAACCTATACATTATGATTTCACTCCTAAAATGACATTAAGATGATATATTCAAAGGACTAGTGGATACAATTACCCACAAAAGATTTATATGATTCTCAGATCATGCTAGCATCTATCAATGCTGCAAGAGATATGTATGAAAAGGGTTTGCAGGAGACTAAGGAGTTTAATAAGCTGTATGGTGATTTTACGAGCCCTATTGCAAGAGATGTTGATTATTGGTACGATAACACATTGAAACCTGTTAGAGATGCTATAAACTACATGTATGACAAGGGTATAGACCCAACACGATCTGCTGAAGGTCGAGCTCTTATACAGAAGCTTATTAACCAAGCACCTGTCGCTAAGTTAAACCAGATCAGACAATCAGCTAAGATAGCAGATGAATATGTAAAGAATCGTGGAACCATGTAGGCCAACGGCCTATATGATCCCGGATTTGAACAGTTTGCTTTACGAGATCAATATGGTAGGCCTGTTGATTTATCTACTTGGAGTACTATCGATGATGGAACTTGGGAACGTACAGCGCCGTATAAGTATGAATCTTTGTACGATTATACGTCTCCAATGTTTAAAGATCTTAAGCCACATGAGCTAACTAAAGCTGAGGTTGAGAGTTTTGGTGTGAAGTATGACCCGAGGTATCAATATCAGGGTATAAGTAAAGGTGATCTTGAAAGAGTTACTGGACAAAGAGTCCCTGGTGTACAGAATGACACTTTGTATAAATACTATAGAGATCGTGCAGCGGATGTTGTACGTAAGCAGTACATAGCTGCTGGTAAGAATCCTGCTGAAATAACTCAAGATGAAATTGATAGACAGTTTGTTCAGGATGTGATACAAGCTAATTCAGCTCGTATAGTAGAACCTACTAAGACAGCTGATCAGTTTGCTGTTATGGCACAGGGTCAAGCTAACGACATGCAGAAATTAAGATTCCAACAGGATCGTGAAGATGCTAGATTCAATAAAGATCTTGCTTATAAATACTGGGCTGATCAACAAGCTACAGGACGCGCAATGCTATCTGCTGGACTAAATCCTAATACAGGAGCTCCGTTGAGTGAGTCTGGAAATGAAAGTATTGCACGTGGTGTCTATGATAGACTTCTTGATGATGTTGCTACTAATTTACAACAACGTGATGAGAAGTATTTAGCCTCATTTAAAGCTAAGGCTAATAATACGTATAGTGCATTCTTACGTGCTCATCAGAACTCACCTGTACATGATAATTCTGGAAGAGCATGGACTGGTAGAAGAATGGCTAATCATTATTTCGATGTTGCTCGCAAGAAAGGTTATAAAGCAGCAGAGAGATGGCTTGTTAAGAATTTCAATAAATCATGGCATAGAGCAAAAGGGACTGCTTTCTGGAGAAGTTTTGATCAATATCGTACAGCTCGTAAAGAATACGAAATGCCTGGTGGTAAACACAGAGCTGAGTATATTGGAGAACAACAAGGCATTAGCGGAACTCATCTTAATGATGCCGATATCAACAGGGCGTTCCAAGACTATTTGATACAGCGAGATGTAGCTTCGGCAGCAACACTAAGGTCAGCAATTCCTATGTCCGAGGTTAAAGATAAGAATGGAAGAGTTTAGAATTATTAGGGTATTATTGGCCCAGAAACAACACTTGCAACTATCGGCAAAGTTCTAGTTGTAACAGGAATGGGATATTCTTATAAGACTCCTGAACGTAAATTAGACAGAGCAATTAAAGGTTTAACATTCACAATAGCTCCTGGAGATGTAAATACTGCTCAATATGGAGCCGGAACAGGGCTTAGATATTCTAAGGGTATGAGAGGACTTGTTGTACACAAAGCTACTTTTAGTAAAGCTGAGTTGAAGAAGAGAGGGTTTGATCCTGATAAATACAGATCTCGTTGGGGTCACTTTGGTATAACTGATAGTAAGAGACCTGGCTATGTTGATATACAAGTTATGACAGATATTTCAGGGTCTCAAGCAGCTCTTAATATTAAAGGTGATAAAGAGTGGGGTGGACCTGCTTATTCAAAATCACGTATTGCTAGAAACCAAGCAATGCAGGAAGAACGTGCTGCAATGGAATAATATAATAAAATAAATTATGCGTAGAAAGAAACACGGTGACGTCTTAGATCCAACGATACATGTTGGATATGAGTTACTTAAAAATAGAGAAGCTATTAACTATGCTGTAGCTGCTCATGAAAATGAATCTAAAGCAATAAGGCGTAGCTACACGGAAACTTATGCTGAGTTAAATAAAAAACGTGCAAATGCTGTAAATACGCTTATTAAATCCGATAATCCAGAAGAAGTATCATTGGGTAAACAGTTGCAAGCAATGTGGAAAATGCAGCCTGATAACGACAAATCAGATGATGCTAAATCTGCTCTTGTAGATGTACTTAGTGGTGGAATAAATGCTGATTTAAATTTATCAGTACTTTCGCATATAGACGGTTTGGGATTAAACAAGCTTATTACGCCTGATAATACACTCTCATATCTCAGTAGGCTTAATTCAACACAAGCTAATTCTGGAGTTGGTGCCTTGCAAAGACTTAGTCAGTATGAAGATCATATCAACAATTACTTAAAAGTCCTTGATGCTAAGAAAAAGATAGAGTATCTTGAACAACAAGAAGCTATTCTGAATAATCAAGCTATTAAGACGTCAGATCCTAAGATGAAGCAGTCGTATTTAAAGCGCTTGTATTAGGTGCGTGATTCTAAATACGCACAAGCAGATATTTTAAATGCGTACCAAAAGGATGTTGATATACTTGAGAAAGCAGATCCTACATCAGCTGGTGCAATGATCGATAAGACCAGAAAAGCCATTGAAGACTTCTTCAATCCTTTATGGGAAACAACGCCTTTGCGAGATGTGTTGAATGATGCAAAAGCCCCATTGTACGATTTAAAATCAAAGAGTGATGCTGAAAAACGTAATGCATTGCAACAATCGTTACGTAACATTGCTGACATCAAGCCATTGTTACAAGCTAATGTTGATCGTAATCTAAAAGATGCTGCATATTATGAACGAAGAATAAGCCCTGAGTTTGTTGCTAAAAGAGATACTCCAGGTATGGACTTTTTTGATGCAGATACTTATTTATATAAGATGTCTGGCGTAATGGGTTCATCTGGTGCATCTTGGAGAACTCAAATTGCGTCTGCTGTTATTGGTGCTGTAGGTGGACTAGCAGCTCCGTTTACAGGAGGTGCATCTGTTGCAGCAGCAGCTCCTATAGTATTTGGATTGAATTATGCTGCTGGTATTGATGAGAACCAAGCTGAAGTTGCGACAGCTGCTCGTGAAAAGTTTACGGCAATGCTTGGTGGTGAAAACAGTCCTAAGTATAAGCAGTTTATAAAAGATGGTCGTGCCCAATTACCTAAGAATATATCTGTTCCAGATTCTAGGATTGTCGATATGTATCTAACAGGCCAGATTGTATCGAATAAATCTGATATAAATAGAGCTAAGGTTGATACTCATAAAGATATTGAGGCTTTGTTTACAAAAGATATGGTTGCTACTACAGCAGATAATCTCATTGATACTGCGTTGGAAGTAATGCCGTTTGGTAAGAGTGTCTCAGAAACAATGGGTCTCAAAAACTGGAAGTTCTATAAGAGAGCTAGCGAAATACCTAGATACTTACGTAAAAAAGGCGGACTTGCTAAAGAAGCTTATGAAATAGGTTCTGCATTTAAAGCTGGTGCTAAAACGGGTTCTAAGTTGTTTTCACCACTTGGTGTTGGAGGAACAACTATTGGTGCAGGTATTGGTGGAGCTACAAACACTGCATTTAGATATATAGGAATGCCGTTCGGAGATCCTGGTTTTAAAAAGCTTTGGGGTAGTATTACTGATAAATGGCATAGAGTCGTCAATGCAGTAGATAGAGTAAATATCAAATGGCTGAAGAAGTTTAATGCTAAACCTGCTAAAGGCATTCTTGGTGATAGATTTATCGAGATGAACTATTTTCAAAACAGGAATTATGGTTTGGAATTAGCTAAACGTCTAGGTATATCTGGTGTTTCAGAAGGTGTTGAGGAAGGTAAACAGTATTAGAACGCAGAAGACTTTAAGAAAGGTTATGATGAACGTCAATTAAGAACTGACGTTATAAGTCTTGCATTCGATGATTTCTTAACAGGTCTCGATGTCGGTAGAGATATACTTTCAATACCACTCGATCCTATTGGCATACTTAAAACTAAAGATAAGGATAGACTTGCTGAGGTTAAGGGCGGTATGCTAGCTGGTTTAACACACGTTGGCTCAATTGGTATTATGAACTCTGTAAGCCCGTATCTTGAAGAGAAGAGTGCTAATAAGTTCTTAATTGAGAACATGCTTACTGAAAACGTTATTGCCAACGATAAGCTAGATAAGCTCATGCATTATTCTAACTCGTCAAGAGAACAGTCTGGTGCTTGGGATAAAATAAAAGCTGGTATAAAACAGGGAATAACCCGTTCAAACAGGCTACAGGCAATTGAAAAAGCTTTTGCTAATTTTAAGGAGCTAAATCAAAAGGAGTATGAGAATACTGGTGACTATATCACATCTCCTGAGAATATAGACAAAGAGTTTGCCGACTTTAGAAGAGCTGTTGGTTTAACCAGATCTACACGTATGCAAGAGATGGCTGAGCGTGCTGGAGTTGACACTAATAGTGACGACTATGGTGCATTTGTTGCTACGTACATGATGGCTGCTGATAATCTTCTCGATAAAACAAAGCAGTTTAGTAAGAATGAAAGTGAGCGCAATGCTGAAGCCAATAAGATACTAAATAGCATTAGTATCGTTAACGAACAAGTACTTGAGGATGCTGGTGTACTAAGAGCTTTATGGAACGATCCTAGATTTAATGGCGCAGAACATGATCTAAAACGACCTTTTGTTGAACGTCTTGCTAGACTACAAGCGTTGCTTGAGACTAAGTAGGAACTTGAAGACGCTCTAAAAGCTGGTGCTAATAGAGCGACTATGCGTAGATATATTGACGGTATTGAGCGTTAGATAGATATTGTAAAGAATGGGCAATATCAAACGGATCCTGAGACTGGTGAACAGGTTAGGGTTGGAGGATTATCTAATCTTGCTCAACGACTTTATTCTGCAAAAGTCGGAGTTGATGACAAAGGTTATAATCTACATGTTGGAGAATCTATTAACACTCTTGATGATATTGCAGCAGTATCTGTAGATCAAGAAGCCCAAGATAAACTTGCTGACATATATAGACAATCGTATCTCGAACAATTCAACATGGAAAATGCCAGTGCTGCATTAGAACAGATTACTGGCACCACAAAGATTGTGAAGGATGAGAACGGTGAAGATAAAGTTGTTGTTGATAAACCGAGTGGGTTTAACACTATTTGGGATAGGATAAAAGAGGCTCGTAACGACAACGATGTGTTTTGGAATGAGCTTACATCTGACGCATTTAAGACGGATGAAGAGCTCGAAGCTGATAAAGATGCTGGTGAAGTTTATGAAAGTGGTTAGAGTAAACTACAGAATATTACTACAGAATATGCTCTTGATGCAAAAGGAAACCGCATCAAAGCAGATGAAAATACTAAACTAAAAGACGATTAGACTGTAAGTCAGGACGGGTACGTATTGAATATAACAAAAAAGTCTCCCATTAAAGAACGTTTGATATTCACCCCTGCAGACTAGGATGAAGTATCAAAATCTGGCGAATATCAGGAAACTGTTGAGAGTATTGCGCCTGAGATTAAGATCGCATATGGTTACGAAAATAGTTCTGAATTGAAACGTAAGCTTGAGAAGGAAGTTGATGAAAAACGTAAAGCGTTCATTAAATCAAATCCTAAGTACGAAGGCAAACCTAAAGATCAGGTTGATGCAGCTATTGCTAAACATGAGAAGATAGTACAGAGACGTAAACAACGTGAACAAGAGCGTGAAGCTAAGGAACTTGCCAAACAGATTGAAAAAAATAAGCTTACTAAAGTTGATGGCAAAGTTCATGTCGATAAAGATGGTATCTCGCATAAAGTATATCAGAGAAACAATGGTACTTACGTGACAGTACATTGGAATAAGATTGGTAATCTTAGACAAACTGTTATTCATAAGAGCGATATTTTATCTGAAAATCAAACTATTATAAACGATGCATATACAGAGCTTGTCAAAATTATAAAATAGTTTGACGGACATGATGGTGATGTAATGCGTACGATATTATCTAAGATACAAATCTTAGATCTTTCAGAAAAAGGTGTTCTTAACACGTATACACAACTTTACAAACTATTAAAGGTTTCACGCAAAGTAGGCGTTTTTGATCTCTACGATGCTGTTTATGAACTTGGAGATAAGTTGGCATCTACTGGATATGTTTGGAATAGAACCATGTCTGATGACAATATTATTAAGAATGATGATATTGAAAATGAGTATGTTGAGAACGATAAGTTACGTATTAATGAACAACGTTTGAAGTCATTAGATGCTCCGATCATTTATCACAATGGTAAGATTGTAAGTAATCCTACAGCAACTGTTGAACGTGGTATGTCGTTAGCAGATGCTATTAAAAAGGCTAGATCTGGTGATAAGACAATTGCTGCTAAACTCGTTGAATACAAAAACTATTTATCTGAAAATTTAGGAGCTGCTGTTGCAGATGTACAATATCCTGGAGATGCAAAAGCAGCCTAGTTGATTGAGAAAATCGATCATGAGTTAGATGAATTGAACAAAAGTCCTGAACAGAAAAAGATCGATAAGATTGTTGCAGATAAAGGTTTGACTAAAACAGATGATGTTTATACGTACAAAGATGGTCGTCAAACACCAGTATACTTAGATAAGAATGGAAAGAAGTGTATATTGTCTAAATCTAAGAAAGGTTATCGTGTAAACTATACTGTTGAATTTGATCAGAAACCTACAATTAAACCTGAACCTGCTCAACCAGCGCAACCTACTAAACCTACAGAGCCTTCTAAATCAGAACAGCCAACACAACCTACTCAGCCTACATCTACCAAACCTGCTGATAAACCTGTAACCACGGATAAGACCACGCTTTCTCCTCAACAATAGACCGTTTAGATGCTTGCTAAAAAGCGTGCTGAAGACAAGTTAAAAGTTGGTGTGGATGGTTATGAATTAACAGGACAAGCTTATTTCATAAAAGTTGATGGTAAAATACAACGATTCAGACGTGTTCACGCCACTATTCCTGCGCAAACATTAAATCTGAAGGAGTCAATTGATCATATGATCAATACTTTTGAGTAGATTTATAATGAACCAATGTCTGATGAAGAGGTTGTTTAGGAGGTAGTAAGTATAATAGAAGATGTTATAAAAAATGGTGCGTATGTAAAACTTGAGCGTGATCGTTGGAGCAACAGTCATGTTACAATTGTTGATTTTGAAAAACAACCAGGTCTTGAGAGACATCCGCTTTCTGCGCAAGCAGTTCATGATCTGAATATATATTTGAAATATCTAAAGGACGCAGGACCGTTTGATCCAGCCGAGTTTTTTGGTATAGTTAGTGATGTTGTACATGTCATAGCATCGACAGAACCTGGTACATCTGTACATGTTGGTAATGTAGTAGAAGGTGTTGTTAACTATGTCGTACAACGTGTATTGGATCAAGGTTATGAAAGTATCGTTGGTACTGAAGAACAACTTGTCGATGAAATACTTAATACAAGATCTCATGACAGTTTTAAACAATCATCAACTCCTGAATCTGGTGAATACGGATCTAACCGTACGTATGACGAGTGGTTTAATAAAAACAGAGGTGTAGTAAAGAATCTTGTATTAGATGTATTAAGATAGCTTAAATCTTTCCATGACCTAGGTTGGGTTGTACAATCTGAAAAATTGACATTATATGGAGAGTTTAAGGGTGTTGGCCGTGTTGCTGGAGAACCTGACCTTATTGCTATTGATCAAGATGGCGGTATTCATATGATAGATATTAAAACATCAACAAAATCATTCTACGATAGTGAAGATTATTCTAGTAGATATGTTGATGTTTATGGTGCTGATACATGGGGTCAGAGATTTAGCACACAGACGCAATACTCTAATCAACAGACTGCATATAGAATGTTGATGAAAGCATCGTTAGGATTGGATACGACTGCTGAATTAATGCCGTATGTTGTAGACTATAACTACGGTACTGGACTGATATCAAATGTTGTGCTTGAGCCACGAATTCCAATCGTATATTCTGATTTTATAGAAGCAATGTTTAATGGTGTGGAGTATTCACCTGAAAACTTTAGCACGATGTCTAGATTCTCTGAACGATTTGTTCAGGGTGTTTTGGATACATATAATACGGCAATCGAAGATTATAACAAAGCTGTTTCTGAATTTGAAAGCCAAGTTGGACAGCTTCCCAAACAATTCATGTTTGATCTCTCTCTTGGTGAGTATATGACCCATGCACAATATACTCTTGATGAGATTCATATAATAGATGCAAAAGCTAAAAGGTTGTGGGATATTACGCAACAGATACATTATCGTATCGAACAAGCATTGGTGGAAGAAGAAAGGAAGACTAATGAACAACCTACACAACCTGCTCCAGAGCCTACTAAACAAGAACCAGAAGTTGCGCCAGAATCTGATACTACACCAGAGAATAAAACCCAATCTGAAATTAAGCCGAGTACTGACAAGAAACCAGAAGTTAAACCAGCCAATAGTTCTACAGAACCAACAGGTTTGATTAAGCTTTAGAATGGATATGTTTATAAATTCTCAGTTAGTTTCGAAAATCCGTATCCATAGATTCAAAGTGATCGTGCCGAAAATGATAAAGAGTTTGCAGCTATAATAAATGCTGCTGATTTTGGATTACCAGAAACGACTATTGCTACAATATCTAATACTGGTAAAAATCTTGATAAAATATAGATCAAGATTACATATATAGATAGAAAAACAGGTAAAGAATATAACTTTGGTAAAACTTTACCAAACGGTAAGCGTGATTATTTATTCTTAAATGCCGGCAACAATTTACCAGGACATGCTGTTACAGAAAATTTCAAAGCATTATATAATCTAGCTGCATAGCTTACTGAATACAACCAAACTCATCCTGGCAAAAAAGCTGTCCTTCGTGTAACAGAATGGTATCGTACAGATGGTAGATTGATGTATAAAGAGAAAAACGGTGTTGTATCATAGGAAAGTCATCCAGTTGTAGATCCTAAGTTAGGCATTATTACTGATGATTTGTATCGATTTAGTGCTGAACGTCAAGTTCCTGGTGATACGCGTGTGATGCTAAACGACATAGGATTTGTAAAAGACGGTGTTGTTTATACATATGGTGATAGTAATACTAGACAGCAATTAGATGTTGTATCTAAAGATATTCCTAATGGTATCATAGTGTATTCTAAGCGTATACCAAGAGCTGAGGCTCCTAATGGTTTTAAACGCCTACCTATTGTACTTAGGAAAAGAGCTCTTTCTGATGGAGATGTCAATTTTATAATGGATGTTCTTAAAGATCCATCATTACTAAGTCAAGAATATAACGGATTGCATGGAGCAACTATAGGCTCTATAAGTAATCTTATCTTACCTATCATAACAGATGCTGCATATCTATCACCTCAAAAGAAACTGTTTGTAGATCGTGCTACTAATACGGTTTATTACATAACCGCCAAAGAATGGAAAGATGCCAAAAATGGTGTTGGAACATTGAGTGGCTATAACATGTCGAATGAAAACCATGTTGAATAGTTAAAACAAATCATAAAAGGATTATCTATAGAAGTTAACTCTGATGTGATGCAATCTAGATTTGGTACTGATACTGATTCAAATCTACCGCTGAAGGCTATTCGAGAATGGTTTAACGATAATCCTACAGAAAAAACATTTACTGTCAGAGGTAGTCTTGGTAATACATCGATTTCGTTTGATAGGAGTGACTTCCAAGATCACAAGACTGATAATGGTGATGTATATAATGGATTGAGTGGAGCTGGTTGGTATTTACGTACTGGTATATTGCAAACAAACGCTGTTGGTATTGGTGCACCTCATGTTCATATCAATGCCGTTACAATGGATACTAAAGGATATTCGAAAACAGTGCTTAACAATGGAGCTGTTATCGATAATAATACGGAATCAAAACCAGAGACTAAGTCTGATACTAAGCCTGAATCAAAAACAGATCGTGATTCAAAGAAAAAGCCACCTAAACCTAGTCCAACGAGCGGTGGTTAGAAATCTGATTCTGCATTAGATGCTTTATAGTCACTTCTTGACACGCAAGATGACAATCAAGTCACGCCCGCTAATATAGACAACCAATCTGCTGATCAACAAGCTTTGGATAATGAACAGATAGAAGATTGGGAGTTATTTCATATTGGACGAGTTTCCACGGGTAAGACTATCAATAAGAAGAAGGCTCGTAGACATGCTGAACATATTCTTGGAAAAGATTTTGTTTCTGATGATAGAACCTTTGGATTTATCGACGGTGTTATTAAACAATTCGACGACGGTTCTGCTGTACTAGGTGTATGTAGAAAAGATTCGATAAGATTATCATCACTTGCAGAGAACGGAGTTGAATATCACGAGGCATTCCATAGAATATTCGAGCTTATTATACCAGAACATTTACGTGATTCTATATACGAAAAGGTTGCTGCTGATAACGACATAGATTTACAAAATGATCCTGATTATACGAATCATCGTAAGGTTGCAGAGTTGATGGCTGATTGGTATTGGGATTATCAGGTTGGACAATTCCATATTGATTCATATAATATATTCGCCAAAGCTTGGAATAGAATGCGTGACTTTGCATTACGTTTCACCAATAGATATCGTAATGATCGTGCGATATTAAAACTATTCTCTGATATACGTAGAGGTAAGTATGCATCTCGTAAAGCTAATAGTAGTGCTATAAAACGATTTGTTACAAACTTTAAAAACAACTTGATGTACAAACAGCATGGTAAGGATTTCAAACACATCGTTGGTGATGAAATGTATTATCATATTGTTGAAAGTGCAAAGTTCTTCGTATTTACCGGATCTGATATAGCTGTTAACGGTTCAAATATATCTGATTTGAACAATGCTTTAAACAAAGAAACTATTCTGAAAGGTGCTCAACGTCTTGCTGATGCAGGCAATGATATACTCGGAATCAACTTATCTGAAGACCAAAGAAGTGAGGGTCAAAAAGCATTGTTTGAGCTTATAGACAATCTTGATGATATACAATTTAAATTAGATCTTGCTAATTCTATAAAGTCTATTAGTACAAACTTTGAACAAGTTGAATCTGAAAAGGCTGATGATGATGCTAATGCAGGTGATACGTATTCTATAAATCAATCTATAGAAGGTCATATAAAAGATGCTGTTGAATTTGATCCGTTTGAGAAAACGTCTCAGTAGGTCAGATTCTTCTTTGCAACAATACCGAATCAGAAATGGTCATATACACCTAGTATACAAAACGGTAAGGTCAAGCTTGTTCGTACTAAAGAACAGGTCTTTAACGAGTACGGTTTGCCTGAGTTTATACCAGTACGAGATGCCTATAACAAGTTTATAAACACTGTACATAACGTAAACACACTCGATGAACTAATTGATACTCTTAATAAGAAAGCTCAGATAGAACCGTTCTATGAGACAATTGCTGAGAACATAAAGGCTGTTATGGATAAGCGCATGTCATACGATGGAGATTCTGTCAAATATGACATTGATGCTGAAAACCTATTAGTTCAGATAATGGCACAAGCTCGTTCTAATAAGTACAACATGATTACCATGATGAGCTCTAGTGCTGAAGAAGGTGTTGATACAACATTCGGAAAGTACAAGACTAGGGTTATGCCTACTGGTGTAGAATATCAAGCTAGAAATACAGCTATTTCTTGGTCATCTAATTTTGCCAATGGTGGTACGAATCTTGTCAAGATAACTAAAGTCGGAAAGCGTGCTATAAACGATAAGGATGCTGATGCAGCTAGTACGTTCTCAAACTTTGCCAAGTTCTTAATTGGTACATATGACAACAAACGTTTATCCTTAAAGGATTTTATACAAAACGCTATCCTTGGAAAGCTTGGACTGAAACAATACTTAGGATTGCCAGTTGGAGATAAGATATTTAAGATACAGGATATAGACGATGTTTCAATGCAGTTATGTAAAGAATATATCGTACAGCAGTTGAATTCTATGGGTATTAATATAGAACTCAATGCGTTTAACTATATGCTTGTTGAAAAATACGGTTCTGCTGGTGCTGAAGCATTGTTGAAGATGTTAACATCAACAAATGTTGAGGATTCTATGACGACATTCATACAATTCTTAAACAACATTGTTGTAAATAACCAACTAAATGTTACAGATGACAACAAGTTCTATGTTGGATCTTTGCCAGTCGCACTTGATTTGATCTATACAAAGTTTGCATTCACTAGTAATTTGGCTAACTGGCAGTACAGATATAAACAAGCAACGACTTAGTTATCTGTAAAGGGTTCTGGTGATAACCTTAAGTATTTAATATCTCAAAACAACTTCTTAACAGATAGTACTCGTGACTTCAATAAGAGAGGTCCTCAATTCCAACTTATATCATCTGGTACAGATCCATACATCTATTCAACACGTACAGATCCAAATACAGGCCAGTCTATTTGGGCAGGATCTTTTGTATTGCATAGCATGTTAAATAATAGCCAAGCATCTATTGAATTACAATCGCTTGATGGATTCCGTACAGACAACAAAGGTGATTATGGTGCAGACTATTTTTAGATGACGAATGACGAGGATATTCTAAGTAAGATTAGATTCTTGATGGATAATTCTCTCATATTTCAAACATTGTCTGATAAGAAGAGTTATTTCACTGTACATCTCAAAGGTTTCCGCATTCCTGGTATTGATTATTCTCGTATGTATGATAATTCTGGAAAGGTTGTTGTAGATGGTAATGCATTAGGTGATCAGGTTACCAACGGCAGTTGCTCATATGATATTGCTGGTTTTGGCACACCAGTGTTAA